ACTTTGAAGTCATGACTGGTCTCTTACAGGAACTAGGATGGCGCAAAGTCGTTCTCTCTCCCATGACGCACGAAAAAGGCGAAGCTATCGATCGTTGGGTCAAAGACAACTGTAAAGACCGTGTACACACTATGGGTTTGGTTTGGGTTTTCGAAAACGACAAAGAAGCCAATTGGTTTACTCTAAAATGGGCGTAAATGAAAATACATCCTTGGCAAATAGATATGCTTGATAAAATGACAAAATACAAAGGGCGCGGCATGGTACAGGTAACTGGTAGACAGATCGGTAAAAGCATGGTATCGGCATTAAACGCTGTCTTTCGTGATGTCTATTATCCACAGCTTACAGATATAGTGTTATCTGAAGGTAAAGTCTACGGTGCTAGATACTATACCGCACAGCCTATAGGCGGCAACTGGCACGAAATGACCGCATGGTGTTTAGAACATTTTGGTTCTTCTGGAAGCAACATGTGGGGAGAAGATAAGGCTCCCGAACCTGCTGAACGTTGGTATATGAATAATCGCAAGTTTTGGTTCCGCGATGAAATGGATCGTATGATTTTTGTGTTGAAGTGGAGATAACATGAAAAAGAAAAGGCTATTGACAGATAGAGAAGGACAGTATCAATTGCCTTTTGGAATGATCGGATTATCTTGGTCGCGAACACGAGAACATCCTATCACTTTAGAATGCCAGGCTCTTTACGAAAACGGTGCCGTGACTATGACTGGACTTAGAGAAGAAACATTTGTAGAAATAGCCAACTGGTGTTCAGAACACAACTGCGGTAAACGCATGGCTTGGAACCAATTTCAATTCAAAAGTGAAAAACAAGTAACTATGTTTTTGTTAAAATGGGCGTAAAAGTAGCTGACATCAGATCTATACTATCTACACGATCTCGCGCCACGTTTCCTTATAGGATTAATTTTGATACTGTGGGTTACGAAACTTTGCCGAAGATGAACAAGTGGTGCGAAGAACAGTGTAAAGGATTATGGAGAGCTCAATCAGTACATGCTCTTTACTGGCAGTTTGAAAATGATCACGATGCTACTATGTTTATGTTAAAATGGGCCAATGCTGAAGGGAACAAAATAAAATGAATATCTATGTCGACATGGACGATGTTGTAGCCGATTGGTTTGGCTATGCTAGAGAATATCTTAACGAACCTTTGTTCAAGGACGGAGACATACTGCCAGACGCTACTTGGCAAAAGCTCAAAGATGATCAACGCATGTATAGCAAACTACCAGTCAAGGAAGGAGCATACCAATTGATCAATTGGTTAACTGCTTATGCTACAGAACATGCCTGTGGTCTATACTTCTTAACTGCTATCCCCAAAGGCAACGACATGCCTTGGGCGCCAACTGACAAAATATTTTGGGCTAACAAATATTTTCCACAAGTGCCTGTATTCTTGGGACCATACAGTTTCGACAAATGGGTTCGCTGCCAACCCGGAGATATCTTGATCGACGATCGCAAATCTAACTGTGAAGATTGGAAACGTGCCGGAGGCAGGGCACACATGTATAGATCTTGGGAAGAATGTAAGCCATGGCTGGAAGAGACCCTTGGGGTGTAAGCGATAGGATGATCAACCATTGGCTACACGAATCGTGGTGTAGCCAAGATCCTGGCAGGATTCGATATCCTGTGATAAACAACTATATGCTTATAGATGACAAACTGTACGAAGTAAAAGAAATCACAGTACATGAGTTTACCATGGGCGATGTAGAAGATCCTGATCTATATGCTGCCGAACCTTTATACAATTGGCAAAAAAGTGAACAAGGGCAATGGGTAATGAAAAATGCTCTCGAAACCCCCAGTTGGTACAGGATGACGGACCATGTAGCATTTGGATACAAGTATGCCATACGTGCTAAATTCATAGGTCCAAAAATCACTGAGTGGTATCTTAAATTCAAATGAAAGTAGTTGCCTATGGTCAACTTAATCTTTTAGACGATCAACGACTGATGTCGTTGCTCGATACATATCATCCAATAAAGTCTTTCGATGATCAATTTCCAGAAAAATTAGTTTGGTGTTTGGAACACTGTAATAGCAAATTTAGAGATATCAAAGATGAAAATTATCGAATTTGGTATTTCCAAAATGAGCATGATGCTACTATGTTTGCTATGCGATGGGCTTCTTGACTTTTCAATTTAGCTGTGCTATAATATAGAACACTTAAAGGAGTCTATATGAAAATCGGTTTCAGTCTCGGTCGTTGTGTTCGTGACATCGTCGAAGGATATCTGTCTGTGGATGATGTAGCATTTATCATAGCGGCTACAGCTATCGATGATGAAAAGCATCTAGTAGGTGTTATCAAAAATTATATGGGGCGCCCCGGATATCTATACGGGCTTGACGAAGAAATCTGTTTAGATGTAGCACATCAGTTATGGTATGCTAATAAGATCCTACAGCCTCGCAAGCAAGGTATTATGCGACACATGCAACCTGAAAACGCAATTTGGGTAGACATGTATCCTACACAACTAAGTGAAAACGAATCTGTCAAGAAAGCCTGGGACGCTTATCGTTTCATGTTACACATGACAGAAAATGTTGATAACGAAGCTATGGAGGCATTCCAATAGTGAAAGATAAATTACGAGAATTGTTAAAACATCTCAAACCTTCAAATCTAGATAAAGAAACTTTGCCCGTAGTGGTCATAGTTCTTGTCTGCGCAGGAATATTGTTGTTTAGCGATCTTGGTAAAGGCAGTACCAGAGTCTATGATTGTCGCCTAGCTGAAATCAGTCCAGACTTTCCACCAAAGGTCAGAGATGAGTGCCGCAAGCGTAGAATGGAATACCAAAAAAACAGTAACGAAAACGCACAAGGAATCTAATATGTTTTTTAAAAGAAACCGAAAGGAAAATGTAATGACGTCAAATTCACAGCCTCCGACAAAAGAAACCCGAGAAGAATACTTTAGAGTAGGCGCCACTACAGATGGACGTACCACTTTGACGTTGACAGATGGTACTACCAGCATGACGCTGACTATGAACCAACTAGCTTGTGAGCAGATGATTCGTATGATTAGAGCTACGTATGTCGAAGAGCAAAAAAATGAAGTAACCGAGGAAGCAAAGGAAGAAGCATGATCACCCTCAAGCAATGGTTGGAAGTCTGTGACTATCGCATCACTGAAGGTAGCGATTACCAATGGCAATGTTTTGGCCCTACAGCCTATCGTCTAGATAGCTGGAACGGTGACCACGACGGACATACAGTCACTATCTTGTTTGATACTGCTACACAAGAAGTCTATCAAGTGGAAGCATTTGACTACAAGCGTGAACGTGCTTATCGTATGACCAATCCAGAATACCTCGAAGCGTTTGAAGCCGAATGTAAACAACGTGCCGTTATCGACGAAGCATGGGAACGCGACGACGGTACACCGGTCAAGTTCACCGATCTTGATGTTGAAGAAGATTGGATCGAAAAAGCCGTTGCTATCGTTAACGAAGAAGATTACGACACCCGAGTACAGGTGCCAGTTAACTTCACAGATGAAGAATTGCTTACTTATATGAAGATGGCTCATGAACGCGACATGACTTTTAACGAGTTTGTCGAACACGCACTCAAGTCAGCTATAGAGGCACATGATGAACTTACAGCAGATAATTGATTCTATAGCATCTCTAAACGATCAAGAATTGCTCGAGTTAGCTGAGGGTCTATTTAAATATGATCCTGTATTGGCAAGTGATCTAGAATTCTTGATACATGTCTGCCAAATGGACGAAACTTTTTCTAAGGAAGATTTATGATAGTTGTTTTCGGCAAAGGTATAGTAGGTCAAGCCACAGGTCTTGTTTTTAACAAGGAAGTGTCTTATATAGATCCAGCATTTGGTTTATCTATCGATGATCTTAAACCATATAAACATGCTGTGATCACTGTGCCTACACCTGCGGCCGAACATGGACTAGATCATTCTGGTATAGTTAGATGTATCGACGAACTTAAACAAAAAGGGTTTGGTGGTATTGTGATCATACGTTCTACCTGCCAAACTGAGTTTCTTGCCAACATAAGCGATCATTATCATTCTGTCGTTTATTGGCCAGAATTCTTACGTGAAGAAAATTACAAATATGAAGCCATCCATCCTAGTATCGTTGTGTTAGGTGGATCCAATCATATGTGTCAGTCTGTTGAATCTCTGCTTAAAGAATATCAACATGGTACACGATCTAAATGGCATCTGACAGATATCGTAACTGCCAGTATCATAAAGCTAGGTTTGAACACAGCATTAGCAGCCAAAATAACCATGTTCAACAGCTTATATTCCATAGCAGAAAAAAATGAAGCAAATTGGAATGTAATACACGATGCTATCTGCGAAGATTGGCGTATCGGTTTTGGGCAAAGCGAAGTACCTGGGCCAGATGGCAAAGTCGGGTTCGGGGGTAAATGTCTACCAAAAGATGTAGCTACTATGGCTAATATGGATGTGGACAACGTTTACCTTCAATCGATAATGTCGTATAATAAACTACTAAGGGATGAGTGACTGAAATGATAACAGACGAAGTTATAGTAATTTTGGCGTTGTTAGCTATCAAGCACTTTTTGATAGATTTTGTTTTCCAAACTAACGAACAGGTAAAACAAAAAGGTGTATATGGTAATCTAGTGGGTATCACACATAGTTTCCAACACGGAGTTGGTACTATTATAGTTTTCCTGATCTATCTGAACTTTTGGTTTTCTCTAATCTTTGCTATTTTTGACAGTCTTATACATTATCATATAGATTGGATTAAATCTAAATTCGGTGAAAAGGATATCACCAAAAAATCTTTTTGGATTTGGTTCGGCGGTGATCAACTTTTACACTGGATGACTTACATTTGGTTTATATGGATCTTACTCTAGGCTAAGTAATACAAATACTATATGGAGCCAAGGTTGAAAAAATTCCACGAGTTCAACGCAGAAGATCGCATTGACCTCAAACTATTAGAGAATTCGATGTATTTCCTCACGGGCGAAATCGATGAAGAAACTATCACACCCGCTATCAAATGGATCACTTACGAGAATCTCGAATCTAAAGACAAGGTTCTGACCCTTTATATAAATTCTACGGGTGGTGATCTGTATCAAGCATTTGCTCTAATAGATGTCATGCGCTCTAGTCCACATACGATTAGAACCGTCGCTATAGGTTGCGCCATGAGCGCAGCTTTCTTGATTTTTACCAGCGGTGATAGAGGACAGAGATACGTGTCCAAAAATGCCAGTTTGATGTGTCATCAATTCACTGAAACTATGGATGCTAAATATCATGACCTTAAAGCCACTATGAGAGAAAATGATTTGTGTAATGACAAGATGCTAAACATTTTGAAAGAAGCTACAGGATTAGCACCTAGCGTGATAAAGAAGAAACTTCTAGCAGCCAGTGATGTATATCTCACAGTTGAAGAAGCAATTGGATTGAATATCGCAGATCATCTGTTGTCATAATGGCTAAGCAAGATCTTATTACTGCCGAGGGGAAGGTCGTTGACGTTCTTCCGAATACGATGTTTAAGGTTCAGCTAAATGAGGGACCGAATATTATCGCTCATTTGAGCGGTAAGATGAGACAGAATAACATAAAGGTGTTATTGGGCGATGAAGTCAAAATAGAGCTTAGTGTATATGACCTCTCTAAAGGACGCATTATTTACAGAAAGTGATATCATTGATCCCTTTTGGGTGATACGATATCTCGAAAATCATGTTCCTCTAGAAAAGATCAGTGCTAAATCTCTGATACAGATCATACGCAGAATGAAGCGCCGCCATATGGTAGGCATCAAAGTAACTTATCGTAGAGTGTCAGGATTAAAGGATTGTTTTACCATACACGGATTCTACGAAAAAACTCATAAGAAATCTATAGAGCTACAGGTCTGCTGTTCTAGCGAAAAGAAAAAATTCAATCTCACAGAAAAACTACACAGGCTGTTGATCAACGAAATAGCCGATGCTCTGTGTCACGAGAGCATACATAGATATCAATTTCAATTTAAAGACTATCAAGAAAGCTGTATACACAACGGCACTGAAGAACAGATCTATTACAGCGATAAAGATGAAATGTTCTGTTTCGCTGTAAACATAGCTCACAATCTTTATAGGCAATACGGAATAGAGTCATTAAGACAGTTACAACATCTTACCGAAGCTGTTAAGTTTGATCCTTATCTAGCAGACTACTATAGCCTGTTTTCACACACTAAGATTTTTAATAAGGTAATTAAAATGGTATACCTTAACATTCTCGCCATAGACAGAGGAGAGATATGTCATAGACCATGATTAAAGAAATTCCATTCAACAACATAAAACATTTCGGTCAAATCAATATGTTAGATCGCCCTTTATTCAACATCAGTTGGATACTAGGGCGTTTTTGTAACTACAAGTGTTCTTACTGTTGGCCATATGCTAACAGTGATAAGTTAGATTTCCAAAGCATCGATGTTTATAAAAGAACAGTAGATGAAATCAAAAGACAGGCAAGGCTGAATGGTTTCAATGAATTCCACTGGAGTTTCAGCGGAGGAGAACCTACGACTTTCAAACAGTTGTTGGAACTGACTAGACACCTCGACGAAATGGAAAGCAGCTATCAAAGCATACACATGACTACTAATCTAAGTCCTAGCATCAACTGGTGGAAGTCTTGGGCTAACGCTGTGAGCATGTTACAAAGAAAAAGTATTACTGCCAGCTATCATGCTGAGTTTGCCAAAGAATCAGAGTTTGGAGACAAGTGTCTGAAGCTGATGGATGAGTTTGTGTACGTGACTGTAAATCAAGTCATGGTGCCAGAACAGTTTTTTGAACTTTATGAACGCTGCGAACGTTTACACAAGAGAGGAATCAATGTTACTCTTAAACCACAGAGCAACGAAACTGCTAGTGCCATCGTAGATGGATACACGCCAGAGATGATCAACATAATGAAGCAGGGATTCCCACAGAAAGCATTTGATGAAAACATTTATCAGATAAGATTAAATGATGGTGGACAAGACTATCTATTTGATCAAGCAGAAAGATTCAATGCGTTTGGATTTAATAGTTTTAAAGGATGGGACTGTAATAGCGGATATCAAAGTCTAGTAATAAGAGGTAACGAAGTCAGGCGAGGTTATAGCTGTAGAGAAGAACCGATTGGCACCCTAGACTCATTCCAATTGTTTGCCAAACCTATGCCCTGTGTTACTGAAAGATGCGTAAGTAGTGCTGACAGCAAGATACCAAAGATAAAAAATGTTTAAGTTCGATCAACTGTATCAGATACACCTAGAGATATCAAATAACTGTCAAGCACGATGTCCTATGTGTGCTAGGAACAACCACGGAGGCTTGCCCAATCCTTTGCTGAGCAACAGTGAATGGACTCTCGATGACTACAGGAAAATAATGTCTAGCGAAGTACTCTTCCAAATCAAGCGTATCTATTTCTGTGGTAACTTCGGCGATCCTATGCTCAATGATGAATTCATAGATATGGTTCGTTACACTGTCAGTGTCAATCCTAACATAGGTATAAGCGTACACACAAATGGAGGTGCTCGTAAGACCAGCTGGTGGCAGGATCTTGCGGTAGCACTACCTGTAGATCATATGGTACACTTTGGCATCGATGGTCTAGAAGATACTCATAGTCTACATCGTGTAGGAACAACATACGAGAACGTTATTAAAAATGCCACAGCATTTATACAGCGTGGTGGGAATGCCGAATGGACTTTCTTAGAATTTAAACACAACGAACATCAAGTAGAAGAATGCCAGCTTAGAGCAAAAGAACTGGGCTTTAAAAAGTTTGTTTTAAAATCTAGTTCTAGATTTGTAGGCGAACCCAAGTTTGATGTTTATGACAAGAATGGAAATACAACTCATGTCATTCATCCACCTACTAGCAGCAAGTTAACTTATATCAGCAAAGAAGTCATAAACAACTATAAAAGCATGGTTAAGGAAGCTGAGATTTCCTGTCATGTTCAGAACATAAAAGAAATATACATAGACGCACACAAAAAGATTATGCCCTGCTGCTGGTTAAGTTCTATTCCTGAAACTTATTATGATAACAAGTTCGTAGACAAAAGCATTGACGACGAAATTAAATCACAATACAACAAGTTAGTTAACGACCTCGGTGGTCCGGATGCTATCGATGCATTTAATGGAATAAAGAATGTCGTTGAGTCTAATGCTTATCAAACTGTGTGGAACAAATATTGGACTGAGGAAAAACTGATCACTTGTGCTAGGATCTGTGGCAAGTTTAAAAATGTAAAACTTTCACAGCCAAACGATCAGTTTTTAGAAAATCATTCTTACGAATAAAATTTTTGTGAAATGCTCGATCCTGTTTTGCTCTTTCCACAAATCAAAGAGCACATAGGATTCCTACCTGCTTGTATAGTTTTGTTCCAATTTTCTTTTAACATCATATATGTTTTACTAGCAAATATAGAAAAAATATCTGCCTTGTAAAGACTGATATCATCTCTAGAAAAACTTTCTTTAGCTTTCGGAATCCAGTCATATTCATCTGGTAAAAAGTCATCTGGTAATAACATCAGGCTGGCAAGATGACAGCACGGATATACTAGTCCTTCGGCAGAAATATAACAACTAGAATCGTTGATGGCTGCGCATGAAATATCTAACTCATCAAAATGTTTTTCTATCTTTGCTTTATTAGTAAAATCTAATATTGGAAAGTCGTGAGTATATCTAGGATCGTCGGCATATTCTATCTCTGTCTGAGGAGTCATTACGTTCCTATAAGTTATCTTGGTCTTGAACTCTTTGAATCCCATCTCTTTAGATAAAGCTTCTGCGTATTCTACTTGATGTTGATTATGCTTAAATGGTATGAACTGCCACGTCGCCGGTGCTCCAGAATCTATATAAAATTTGGCGTTCCTCATTACAGCAGCCCATTTAACATTTCTACGATAGATATGATTAGTATCTTCCATACCATCTATAGCGAAAGTCATCTTGCTATTCTGTCCTAATAATTCTCCTAGCTCATACCACCATGTTTCTTTCTGTATTCCGCCGTTAGAAGAAATTTCTATAAACACGTCTGGGTTGGCATTCCTAAACCATCGTATGACGTTAGGTAGATGAGGATTCATCGCTGGATCACCTGTCACTCCTGCGATATAGATATGCTCTAGATTTTTAGCAAATTCTTCCCCAAGACAGATTTCTAAAAATATAGTATCTAGATTTTTCTGGGCAAAGAAACTATGATCGCCACCTTTCATTTCTCTAACACACAGAGGACATCTAGCATTACAGAAAGAGGATACTTCAAATTCTATTTTTTTAACAGTATCTTTATAAAATGTCATGATATAAAAACTCTAAAACCTTTTGCTCTCAATTCTGCTACATAAGGATCTAAAACTTTTAGATCGCAGTTTATTAATGCTTCTCGCTCATTTACTTTCTCAAACCCCTGTATGATATTTTCTTTGATGGCTTTATTAAAAAATTTCATCACCACAGTGTATGCTTCTTGCTTCCAATCAAAATCATTAGGTTCTATGCTTAACCTATGATAAGGTTCTTTTACAGCTGGCAAGGGGACACGTATGTTTAGATGTATACGATCTCTGCCACCGTAGTTTGCTGCCACATGAGTATGGCTGGTGTCCATATACCATAACTGACCATCTACAGGTATGTGATACAGTTTCTGTTCGTCAAGGTCTATGAGATAGCAGTGTAGGTTAGTAGTGATAGCTAAATGTATCCTGTCGTCTGGATCACAATGAGCTGTGTAACTTTCTGCCGATTTTAATTTGAGTAGACGTGCTTCACCTATGTTGTCTAATGACTCTAATAGATCTCCCAAAGGTGTGCCTTTATATTCCTGTTTGACGGTATATGGTCCGTTTAAGATATTTCCAGTTGTTTCGTTTAGTTGTAATCTTTTTTCAAAATGAAGATTGTTGACCTGCTCTACTATAGGTCCAATATCAACGTTTTTTGGATATTTGGTAATCATGAAATATTTATGTGCTACTTTAATGATGTAAATAGTTTCATGGATCGCTTAAAAGTAGCAGAGCAGTATGACGAAAGGTATCTAGAAATAGATAGGCCACAGCCGTTGTCTGACAATCGTATCGACGCTCTTATTTTAGAAGTGTTGAGCGGACGTATAGATAGAGATTTTAGTGATTCCATATTTCAAAAGTTCAAAGACGAAACGACTGATTGGTTTTTGAAATCTTCATTAAACCATTTGACTGGGTTGGACACGTTTGCCAGAGTAGACATATGCTCTGGCTGTACACAGTTTATCGACGACATCTATATGACTGGTGCGTTACAGGTGTTACGTGGAGATTACAAATACCATGAAAGATTGAATATAGCATATATCAAAGATGTAGGAGGTCTGATACCAGGGTTGCCGTTGATCATAGCTATGCCGTTTCCTCAAATAGGAGCGCCACACTTTGACATGGAGGAAATTTTACATGAGTGTAAAATTAAAAAAATTGAAGTACACATCGATGGCGCTTGGATCGGTTGCTGCCGTGATATTAATTTTGATTTTAGCAATAAAGTTATTAGATCCGTTGGCATCAGCCTTAGCAAAGGTCTTGGTCTCGGGTGGAACCGGGTAGCACTTCGTTGGAATAGATTTGATAATCAAGATAGCATATCTATCATGAATGACTTTGCTATGGTCAATAAAGCACCTGTGATGATAGGATCACATTTCATAAAAAACTTACAGCCAGACTATCTCTGGAACACACACGGAGAGCGTTATCAAAGAGTATGTAACGACTTCGGTTTAGAGCCCACTAAGGCCATACACTTGGCTTTGAAAGATGGACGACCAGTGGGTGTAAGCCCACTGATAAGATTTTTGGAAAACAATAATGATAATACATAATATCGACGGAGTCTTATTACCTTATGATCCAACTTGGAAAAATATAGCTGTTAGCATCAGTGGTGGTGCAGACAGCACTCTATTATCCTATCTAGTATGCGATCTTATAGAAAAATACAAAGCACAAACTATAGTACATCATATCAGTCATGTACGTATGTGGAAAACTAGACCGTGGCAAGAAAGCGATGCTAGAGTCATACATGTAGAATTAAACAAGCGTTTTCCTAATGTTGTGTTTTCTAAAAGACATGTAAATTTTATAGCACCGGATATAGAATATGGAAACATAGGTGCTATTGTAAAAGATGAATATGGAAAATATGTCAGTGGCGACAATGCTCAGATACGTGCGTTCTCTGAATACATATGCCATAAAGAAAATGTTGATGCCTATTACAACGGAGTTACCCGTAATCCTAGAGGAATAGATCTAGGAGGTATGAAGGAAAGAGATATAGAACCCAACGAATCAAATAAACATCTAGAAATGATGGAACACATGGGTCGTTGGGCATTACATCCTTTTAGATTTACAGAAAAATCTTGGGTAGTAAAACAGTATAGAAAATTAGGTATTATGGATCTGTTCGATCTCACACGTAGCTGCGAAGGCGAGTTCGAAGGAATTGATTATAAAAATTATATATCAGGAGATACTGTACCAACGTGCGGTAAGTGTTTCTGGTGTAAAGAACGGGAGTGGGCCATTGAACAATCAAAGTAAAACATTTTGTCTACATCCATTTACTGGATTAGCAACTAGTACAGACGGCTCTATATTGGTCTGTTGCCGTAGTCATCCTATAGGAAATATCAAAGATAATTCTCTAGAAGAAATATGGAACAACGATAAGATGCGTGAAATACGTAGAAAGGTCTTAAACGGAGAATGGCCTAGCGAATGTGCTTCATGTAAGTTAGACGAAGACAGCGGAGTTGAAAGCATGAGGCTTAGACATATTTCAGGAAGAATTCCTGAAACAAGATCTTTGTTATATCCTAATGCTCTAGATGAGCTTGACGACGATCACAAGATGCCTTTTAAGATTCCAAGCATGGAGATTAAGCTGAATAATCTCTGTAATCTAAAATGTCGCATGTGCCATCCTATGGATAGTACAAGTTGGAACGATTGGGACCAAGTAGAAGAATTCTATAAAAAAGAAGGCAACTTTATGATCAATTTTATAGAAAAAAATAACCTTAAAAGAAAACCATATCTTAACTTCTACGAAGACAATCCTAACTGGTGGAACAGCTTTGAAAAGAATATACCTTACTTTGATCGTGTAGAGTTTGCGGGCGGCGAACCATTGATGGATCCTGAACACTATAAAATACTGTCAATGCTAAAACCCTACGGCAAAAATATCACTTTGAAATACGCTACCAACGGTACTACTCTAGGAATCAAGAGCGGAAACATATATGATTATTGGCCAAATTTTAAATCAGTGATGGTATCTATAAGCATGGACGGCATCGGAGATGTCTACAATTATATCCGTGGTAATAGCGAGTGGCAACTTGTACTTGATAATATTAAACGTATACAGATGATGCCTAATATCAAACGCATCGTATGCTCAGCAGCAGTACAGGTCGGTAACGTGATGAAAATAGATCAGATGATAGAATTTTTACTCGACGATCTAGGAGTTGTTTATTGGAATAATTTTGTCAACCATCCTAATCTTTTATCAGCACAGGTACTTCCTGAACCGTTGAAAAAAATAGCAGCAGAAAGATTGATGGATATGAGAGATAAAGTACCAGGTTTTAAAATGGTACAGCAATATCCTATTTTAAAAGATTTAACAATTAACCAGATCAACGGAATAATAAGTTATATGTATGCTAAGGATCTAAGTCATATGTGGAAGGACTGTGTGGAGTTTAATCATAGATTAGATACTAGTAGAAATCAAAAGAAATTTGAAGAAGTTAACGAGGATTTCCTACCCTATGTCTGAGATAGAAAATTTATTCCGTAATGGGTTTGGTAACAACACTCTGAGAATAACACTAGACAACGGAATAGATTTATACTACCATCTGTTTGATAATCCTGTACAACATTGCTGGCAAGATTATTGGCAAAACATTCTAGTCGAAAATCTATCAATAGATTCTGAATTCGCTAATCAAGAACTAGCAAATTATGTAGATCAATTAAACAACTACCATTTGCGATTGGGGTTTGACAAAATTGATAACAGGCCTAGTAGAGAGTTGCTTAACGATTTACACAATCGTTTCGTAGAAAATAAAGATAATCCAGATTGGGATACTGTTAATAAATTAATACATAAGATAGAAAATAATTTAATTATAGATTGGAATTCGCAGATAAAATTTTATTGCGGTCAGATAAAGCCTTCAGTTCTTATAAAACCCTATCATAAATTATTTTTATCAACAGAATTTAGTAACTGGGGAACACTGTATCTAGGATACGAAACTATAGGCAAAGACTGGGCAGACATAGCATTAGATAATGATAACGGAAACGATCTAGCTGTACAAGATAGTATAGGTACAGAAACAGTCATGAGTTTTCAAACTCAAGCACCTTATGAAAAATTAATAGAAAATCAATTTTACAAATGGTATATGAAAAACGACAGTTTTATGAATATACCTATAGACAATCTAAATAAATTATCATTAGGAAGATATCTATTAGGAAAGGTAATCGTCACTGAAGCATTTTTAGATTATGAAAAGAATCCATTAGTATGGTATATGCCTAATCATAATATAAAACAAAAATGGAACAAAGATATACTTTCAAAAGCCAATAGCATTTCTAAGTTAGAATTTTTTAATTCTACTATGTTCTATGATACATTAGTTAAACATACAACATGAAATCAATAACTAGTCGCTGGCCACACCAGGATCAATTAAAAGTAGAATGGAACATAGGTAAACGCTGTAACTATGATTGTTCATATTGTCCTGACAGTATACATGACAATTGGAGTCCGCATACATCTATTGATGTACTAGAAAAGACCGTGGATAAATTATCAGAGATTGGGCGTCCGCTACGATTAAGTCTTACTGGCGGAGAACCTTGCGTACATCCTGACATAGAAGATCTTTTTGAATATACTAAACGCAAAGGAGTTTTTTGGCTCAGCGTGACCACTAACGGTACTCGAGCTGCTCAGTGGTATATTGACAATTCGGAATTTTATCAACATCTTGTTATCAGTTTACATTTCGAGCATGACTGGCGCCGTGTGTTGAATACCATATATGAAATCAAACATTCAAGTAAATTACAATACTTTGTCAATGTTATGGCCCACCACGACTATATGGACGATGTGAAGAAAGCTGTAGAATTCTTAGACGATAAAGATATCAAATATGCTATAAGACGCATACGCTGGACTGAAGGTGACCATAATGTGTTTGACGACATGCGCTACGATGGAAAAGATCTCCAATGGATATTAAGCAAACAATCAACAGTGTCCCCGAATACAATAATTCGAAATGATGATCAAACAGAAATACTTCACGCCAATGATGTCATAAAGCTACACTTAAATAAATTTAAAGGATGGTCATGTCAAGCAGGTATAGAAAGTCTCATGATAAATTGGGACGGCGAAGTACACCGAGCAACTTGTAGAGTTGGAGGTAGTCTAGGTAATATATACAAAGATACTTTTACAGTACCTAGAGAACCGATTATATGTACTCGTGATTTCTGTACCTGCGCTGCCGACATACCTATTAGCAAGAATGAAAATTAAAAATTTAGATCCGACAAAGTACAAAAGATTTTTTGCGTTCGGCTGTAGCTTTACCAGATACAAATGGGCTACATGGGCAGATATTATAGGACAGAATATTCCTTACTACGAAAACTGGGGTAGACAGGGAGTAGGCAATCATTATATCTTTAATGCGGTATTAGAAGCAGACGCCAAGCACAACTTTGGTCCAGACGATCTAGTGATAATAATGTGGTCCCAGTTAGGGAGAGAAGATAGATATTTTGATAAGCGTTGGATCAGCCAAACTATATCTGAACTCACAGACTCCGAATCGAGAAAATATGCCATAGACACTAGAGCTCACCTAATACGAGACTTAGCTTACATTAAGTCGATACAGACTTTCTTAGAACATAAAAAATGTGATTACGCACATTTGGCTATGTATCCTTTAGTGTATCTTACAACTGACTTACCATTTGCTTTTTCAGCACCGGATATGATAAGAACGGAAATGCTGCTGTCAGCTTGGATCGATCTTCGAGTGAATAAACACATTGGTAAGAGTATAGAACACCCAGATGTAGTAGAATCTTATATAGACGTTTATACAAGTATAGAAAAAACTATATTAGAATGTTTTTCCTCTATGTATGTTCTAAAAAGAGAAAATAATGATCCACATCCCACGCCCGAAGAATTTGTCAAATACCTAGACAAATTATGGCCGGATAATAAATTAGAAAATAAAACTATCCCAGATAGTTTATCACAGGCTCCACAGAGATTGTAACTCCGGAAATATAGATAAAAATTCAGTTTGTCTTATTCTATCTAGATTTTTTATATATTCTCGAAAGTCAGGTAACAAATGCGTATGGTCTTCTGCTGTAACAAATTTTAATATAGCTTCCCAACGTTTCCACCCATAGGGATTGATATTCCAAAAGTCATCATCCTGCCTATAGTTATCCCATAACCAAGTTTTTAATTCTTCAAAACTATTACGCACTTCTTGTTTTTCATTCTCTGGTAATATCCGTGCGCTAAGATATGTAGGTATGTATAACAGATGTAGATTGATTATTCCGCCGCCTGCTTCATATTCATCTAATTTAAATTTATTGATCTTTTTAAAATTTTGTGTCAATTTCCATTTGGCAAAATCTGCGATATGCTTGATGTTCAATATCTGTACAGCACAAGCTATATGTACGTGAATATTGTCTGGTGTATTATCTAGTAGTCTAAGACTACGTTCTACATCAGTCCATGCTGTAGGATATCTAATGTACGAATTCCGTTCACCTACAGCATCAATACTAAAAGCAAAACGCACCTGCTTGAATTTGGACCAAACATCTATTATATCCTGATCTACTAGTATACCATTAGAGTTGTATCTTAATGTTATTTTATCAGCATAACCTCTTGCTATGATTTCATCCAAGAACTTACGATGTTCCTTAATCATCAAGGGCTCGCCGCCGGCAAAATATAAGTGTCGTATGTTGGGTATCTGATCAAATATCTGTTCCCACAACTCAGGTCTTTCGTACCAATAGTTATTAAACTCTTTACGATCCCAGTTGATTTGATGTAACACTGTCTTGCTACTAGTCATATTGACCAATTTGTCATAATCCTGTACCCAACGACTACTGTCATGAGGACTACACATTACACATTTCAAATTACAAGTATGTCCTAATCTTAGATCTAGATATCTGATCACTGGAGGAATTTTACCATCAGGATCTGTATTATCTATAAGGTCATTAAAATCCAATCCTTCTTTATTCCATTCGTACAGTTCCCATAATCTTTTGCTAACTACACCATTAGATTCCTCTTCGAAACATTTGGTACAACTTGCTGGAATTTTTCCTTCTAGCATGGTCTTACGAACACTACACATATATTCGTTGTTCAGCGCATCTAAAGGAAGCTCTCGACCAAAGTTAGCTGGCTGTCCGTTTTCTTTCTTTACCAACCCTACTGTATGATCACCTGTGGCCGCGCCTGATGCGTTAGTGACACAGCAGAGTCTAGCATCACCGTTTGGTCTTGTGGCTATGTGTATCCATGGCAACGCACAAAAAGTAGGAGTACCTGTGCGCTCTTCAACTAACTTTATATAATTTTGGATTTTATCTTTCACTCTGTAGTTATCCTATAAATAGTTCATGAACACTAATAATTGGAAACCCTATTACAAACAAGCCGAAAAAGAAGGTGGTTCAATAACCACACAGATGTGCTATACTCCGTTAGTCAGCCCCGATGGAAAGACTTTCTGTATGGACTACAACTACCCTAGCCAATACCAGCTATCACAAGACAGGCTATGCTATAGAGAAGAGTTTGTCGAACTTATGTGGCAACGTGAAGTTGAATTCGTCAACCACGTGAGATACTATCAGTGGGCACCCGAACTTGTAGATATCGCCGATCATAAGATATTTTTTAAATGGTATGGCGGTACCGTCAACGATGTTATCTATGGTAGTAGAGATCTAGAAAATAGACATCCTACTTGGAGACGAGATATACTTCGTGTGATCACCCAACAGTATAACGATGCTGGAATCATTAAACCAACAGTGTATCCACATAGTTATTATTATGATGGAATCGGAAATCTAAGAACTTTTGATTTTTATAGCTGCGTTTATAAAACTGATGTCAAGATACCTTATGAAGATATCAAAGATCTAGTAAGTGATAATTCTAGATTTGACGAAGCATTAGAAGATGATCAAGTTAACGTAGAAACTATTTTTAAATCTGGATTGTTAAAATATTCTAAATGGCCTGATAATCTACAGGCTGTTTATGATGCTATTTTTAGTGCCAAAGATTAAAAGTATATTTCGGTGTCAGCCCACAGTTGGCACCAGCATGCCATGATCTTCTTTCAGGCCAGCGAAATACATCTCCTTGCCTTCTGAGATATAGACATTCATCTTCTACTATGAATATATGACCATGAGTAGGAGGTGAAATATGGCAATGGAATCTATCCATTCCTCTTCCTTCTTTTATTAATGTTTCCTCGTCATCAGTGATATCCCAATGCCACGGAGCTACATCACCGGGTTTTACTCTACTGATCCAACAGTTAGTATAACCGTCAAGGCCTACAAAATCTATAAATTTCTCGACGATGTCTCGACTAAAATTTACTCCCGGAAGATACATATCCCATCTAGCATTGCCTCCCTCGTGAGCCATCTTGTATCCAGCATTCCTTAGTTGGCCTGCTACTTCTTCTACACCAGGAACAGCGTGTCCTACGTCATGCTTAGGACCTACATAAGCAGGTTCTTGGTTGGCTAGATCTTCTATGACTTTGTTCCAATCTATTATCTCGGAACAGTTACCTACATATTTTACCATTTAAATCTCTCTAAAATCTAGGCTAGAAATATATGTGTTTGACTTGAGAACAAAATCTACTATCTCAGTCATTTGTTTTTCTGTGCTGTATGGTTCATTAGATCTCTTGTCGGTTTTCATACCGTAATTAGCAAACCGTATCAATACGCTCTGAGGTTGCGGACCGAAAGGAGTTTCTATTGATAATTCTGCGTGTATTTTTTCTAGACTTAATTTATGTCCTAGCATGAACATATCGACAGGAATCCTTTTTAATAAACTGAAAGGAGCAGCAGTAGCCAGTGTGCCAAAGCTGATTATCTTTCCTGGTTTATTATTTTCCTGCCAGAGTCTATATACTCCATAGAGTAGGTCGCATTGAGAATGTCCCACATTGGCCAGATTAATAAAGTGATCGCAATCTAAAGATAATGCTATAACTTTTTCAATATCGGCAGGATCGGTAAGATCAAAATTACTAGAACGAGATATACCCACTATCTCGTGATCCTTATAAAACTCACAAAGTGCTCGTCCTACGCTAGAAGTATGTCCAGTCATTAACAGTTTCATCAGTAGGCCTCTATATGATCTATGCCCAATTTCTTACGGAACTCGTCGGTAAATTTTCCATCTATTCTTAGACCATAACTCTGTTCCATTATGCGTTCACCGCCGTGCCAGTCAGTGTCGTTCCACCATGCTGCTCTTGTATTGAGATAGGTTTTGTTTTTTGTTTCTGGATCCCAAAGATAAAATGCTTTTTTAGTATTAGGACGTATGTGTATAAATTCATTCCTATGCGGCTTGATCACATTGATGCCATTAGCAGCATCTAGATCTCTATGCTCAAATGGAATGCCATCTGCTTCACAGTGAAAGAAAATAACACGACCTATATCAACAAAAATTTCTCCTACCATATTTTCTATCCAATTAACTACGTTAGGAAAATATTGTGCTTCGGGTGTTAGCTTTCTAGGTGCTGTTCTGTCATCCCATGAACCTTCTTCCCAAAGGAAATAATAGATATATGGATCATATGCCCCCATTGCCATTTTGATATATCTAGTGAATATATTACGTTCTTGAAAATTTTTGAAATCTTTGGGCATCAGTTCTAAGCCTGCTTGTTTGATAGGATCGCTGTCAGGCAGATCGAGAAAGTCTTTCATGGCTTGATAAATTGGTTTCCAGTTATGGACATAACTCATATTATCAAAAGTAAATCCAGGAGTCATCCATGTGCCTTCTTTGGCATGATGCCTAGCCAAAGCAAACCCTTTGTATATTTCGGGCTGTAACCGATCAAACTCTACCATATTTAGGTAAGGTTCTATATCTATATAAGGTTGATTATTAATTCCTCTGAGCATAAAATTATTTATAGGGTGGTTCCCAGCGGAGTTAAATATCTGATGATACACGATGGTCGATACTATTTGGTAAGCACTGCCAGAAGTCTTAAACTGGACTTAAAAATTCCGCATGAAGAAATGCTAAGTGAAGCCAAAGCACTGCGCGAACACTTCATAGAATACCGGGCCGATGGTGATCAATATAAAGGTTGGCACAGTTTACCTATACACGGGCTAGGCGATGACAAACCCTATAGCTGGGAAGATTACGGCTACAAGACAGCTAACGCAGCCAGTGATGATATGAAATGGACTACATGGGCCAATTTATGTCCGGTCACTGTGGCTTGGCTCAAGATGGTCTTTCCTAGCAAACGTTTTGGTCGGGTGAGGTTTATGTTACTAGAAGCCGGTGGCAGTATAGGTCTACATAAAGACACCGATCATAGCATATTGGAAATGGTAAACATAGCACTAAACAATCCGGAAGGGTGTGAATGGCATTGGGGTGATGGCAGTAGTCTAGACTTTTCACCAGGTGATGCTTATGCGGTCAATCTTAGCTACGAGCATCGAGTGATCAATAACAGTGGAATAGATAGGTATCATCTGATAGTACACCATCATGATTCTACACCAGAATGGGTATCTATGATGAAGAAAGCATTAAAGGAACATGGCGAAAAAGGTGAGTTTCATCACAGTACGATGCTGTACTGATGACGAGTGGTTGAACAACAAGATGCTCCAGATCACTAGATCGGGTCAGGAGCATCTGGTGAACGGAAGATATCCTACATATATCATTGACAACTATGACCAAATCAACAACTACCTAGATGACGCCGATTGGCTATTTGTACAGACAGCAGGCGACTACATATTAGATTTTGATCACTTATGGACAAAGATACACTCCATACCTGACTATGTAGGACTTGTAGGACATCTAATCTGGGACCAAGGTGAATTTACTCCCTATCTAGAGGAACAGTGTTTTATTATAAACACCAAAGCTGTTAAACATCTAGATTTTAATTCATATATCGAAACAGGTAAAAACTTCATAAGAAGCGAAGATGACTTACATGAAGGTCATGCTCCTTTATGGTTAGCATTAGGAGATCGTACAGAGATACGACATGGTAAGTTTGGAACCAAGCTGATGTCAGATATCTTAGAGAACGATTACTCTGTAGTAAATTTTGATCAGTCGTGGAGATATTCTGACACGATCAAATTACCTATTAGACAAAATCCCTTGATAGAACAGCTGCCTACTAGAGGATATCTCTATCCGTATATAAAAACAGTGGCTTTTTCAGAAGCTCTAAAGTCTCTCAAGAGCAGCGATTATCTAGATCCAGCACAGCAGATAGCACTATCTGTGATCAACGAAACTATGAAGTTTAATTATATCAACGCCCTCTATTGGGATGATATCGTCAAAGACTACGACTGCGACTTAGTCATAGCACCTGCTAATGGGCTTATGGCTGAAACTTTGGCCTACTACAATCATGCCAAGAAGATTGTGATATACGATATTAATCCAAACAACATAGAATTCAAAAAATTTCTATATGAAAATTTTGATGGGCATGACTATGAACAATTTTATAAAAAATATGCCAAAGAAAGAAATCTCAAGATAGAACCCAATCATACTGTAGCGATAACCGATGAAATAAAATACCATAACAGAGAAGTGTTAGCCAATTGGGATAAGATCAAGAAGATAGAAAAGACGTATATCAGTGGTGATCTATTTACGACATTGCCTTGGATACTTCCTCTTATAAGCAGCAAGACTATCATACACACTAGCACTATCTTAGGATACTATATCTTTTCCAATATACTACACGACCAAGAAGAGATAGATATGCGTGTAAGTGAACTATCAGCAGTTATAGAATCCACTGGAGCCGTTTGGTTAGGAGAAAGATGAAGTACGAATACTATTACAATCAGATGCCAGGGCAAGAACCTTGGCGCAACAATCTGATCTATACCAGCCTTATGAGCGAAGATGGTACTGTATTCGTACAATGGTACTATAATGATACTGCCTATCACCAAGGGCAGAATCAGGTAGTGGATCCCGAATTGATGGAAGAAAAATGGCAACGTGAGCTAAAGTATCTACAGCTGATGCGAGCTTCGCACAGTCATCTGGTGCCAGAAATACTAGACATCGATTACAAGTATAGAAAAATCTATCTGCGTGTCAATGGCAACGACTTTTGGCAGCGTAAGCTAGACGTTGGCAGTTTCGATGCTGTGTTGCCCAATTGGCGTGAACAGATGTTGGAAATCATAGACGCACACAAGAAGCTAAAATTACACAAATACAGCATGCATCCCAGCAGCTATTTCCTAGTCGACGGACAGTTGAAAAGCATCAACTACTTTTTTACCTATCACGACAGCGAACCTTATATCAGCATAGCCGACGTAGAAAGCCATATCTATTCTACGAGACAGGAACAGATGAAGAAAGTGTTAGCTGAAAGCACGATTAGCTGGAACGATCCGCAACCCTGGACCACTTTCGATTGGCTGTGTTGGAACAGCTTTAGATCAGAATATCCAGCAGATTTCGTAGAGGAAGCATTAAAACATGTTTAAACTCATACGCTGGAACCCCGATCTAGATCTTTCGGACTTTTACAGGCGAGCAGCAGCCAAAGGTTTTGAAAATAATTCCAATCAGCAGATCATGATCGATTCTTTGAGCAAAGAAGAACGATGGGCCGCATGGATTTTATATTATAATGATCTAGCTGCTGGTGCTGTAGCTGCGCATTCTTTTCCTGAGATGGGAGAAAATGCTTATAGGATCTGCGCCAGGACTTGTGTACTATCTGATGATCTGCCTTTACATCATTTGAGAACCAAATGGGGAATCATACGGCATCAAAACTACACCGCACAGTTTTTCATACCTGCCTGTATAGAATGGGCCGGTCGTGACAAAGATCTTTACATCACTAGCAATGAAAGCAAATCAGGTAGCCAAAGACTGGTACATGAAATTTTTTGTCCTTTATTAGCCAAAAGTGGTGTACTTTCCAAAACAAAGGATATATACTATAGAGGTCTTACACAAACTGCTTGGCGTCTCGATGTTGAGCTGTTTTTTAAGCAACTAGATCAATTTGGTAGATGGGTGTTGTAAAAATGCAACAATTTTACCAAAAATGAATCTAGGGGTTGACAACGAGACTAAATAAACTTATACTTGGACTAACTGTTAGAAATAACAGAAAGGAAACTGAAGCAAATGAAATCATCGACATTACATAGACAAATGATACAGAAAGCGCAATTGGGCGGCTTTAATGCCACCTATTGGCCCGTATGTTCAATTAGTCTCGCTAATGATCGTACACCAGAGCTACAGCCGGGGTCCACGAAGGATACGATGATGTAACACAAATTACACATCAAGAATTCAAAGGACCCCAGGATTAAAAACCCTGGGGTTTTTGTTTATAAGGAATGAAGAATGGAATGGAAATACGAAAACATCGATCATAGCAAGCTCAATGATCGTATCGTCGAGCAAGCATATCATGGAACGCTTCCATCTGTTTTAAACGAGGAAAGTGTTCAGCGTATGATCGCTGACAAGATTGAAAGAGCAAAACAGGAAAGAAACTGCTTAGTTAAGCTAGGTTACTTTACTGAGAACTAAAGTGTGTATAGGGAACGCGGCCCTGCTGGCACTATAAACATCGGCTATTAACGTGGGCGGCCTGGGGGATGAGAAGCCTGTGGCGGAAACGCAGGTGGTAAAAACCCAGTGTAGTTAAACACTCTCTCTTGCCTTTGAAACAGGCATGACAGCATAGCGGAGAGTGCTTAACTACCCACACCTACCCTTCTCCCCCTGACGGATAAAACGCATAGCGGCTGGAATAGGTGTGGTACATAATTTGGAGGCGTGTGCCGAGCAGCGAAGGCAGCGGTCTGTAAAACCGTGACATAGAAACAGCGTAGGTGCGAGTCCTACCGCCTCCACCATATTCACGCTAAATATTAGGCAAGGAGAATGCCTATGATAGCTACTAAATTTACTACGACTAACAATGATTCTAATTTTACAACCATCGACGAGTTCAGTGGGTGGTTAAGGGATCTTGTAGGAATAGAATATTTTAAAGAACTGACTTATATTAGGTCGGATGCGATCATAGACGGAATTGCTACTCCTGTAGGTAGTTATTATTGGGAAGCAGAAACAAAGAGTGCGATTTATATGGTCTTTCATCGAGATCTGCTTGACGCTAAATCCTTCCAATTAAATTACCTTTCTAATGATATAGCACGTTCTGTAGAGCAGGCCGTCAAAGAACACGGTTGGTCTATTAAGATGGAATCACTATCAGCAGATCCTGATCCGGAAGTTAGCAATTTCCAAATCATAGATCATCCTACAAACGTAGAAAACATACGCCCTAGCAGAAGAACAGAAATTAGCGGCCCTTAACTCAGCTGGACCAGAGTGCTTGTCTTCGAAACAAGAAGTCGGGAGTTCGAATCTCTCAGGGCCGGCCAATCATTATCGGACTGATGTAACGGCAGCATGACGGTCTCCAAAACCGTTCGTTGGGGTTCAAATCCCTAGTCCGGTGCCATTTACCACTTTAGCTCAACTGGATAAGAGCACAACCTTGCGAAGGTTGAGGTTAGGGGTTCGAGTCCCTTAAGTGGTGCCAAAGATGTCTGGATGTGAAGGTTTAACTGTAACATTTATGACTTTGCTGACAAATTTAAAATGTCGGCTCAACGTATCAAATATTTCGATGTTAAGTGCTTGACCTGCTCGGCTATAACTGTTACTGCCTATAGCACCATAGTAATCTATGTCAAGACCTTTGCGTCGACCATAGTCAGGAAATACACCACAAAGAAAGAGACATTCGTCTCCTAAGCTCTTAGCATCATGTGAGTTTTTTATCCTATGATAAGTTTCTATGAAACTATCTTCGGGCATCCAGTTTGGACGATCGATATGGCTGGCGAGCAACATGACTACATATTGCTCGACGAACAACGGCAGCTCATACCCGTAACTATCTTTAGTTTGGTTAATGAGCAGCTTGAATGCTGAAACGTATTCATCGCTCATAATAATATTTATTTCAGAGGTGTCTTTAGTGTAGTGGTAGCAAAGCTGACTGTGAATCAGCAGGCGAGGGTTCGATTCCCCAAGGCACCCCATTTTAAGGGATAGACGATAGTTTAGAGTCCCTGCCAGTCTAGGCACAGTGGGGTTGACTGTGTTGACACTATAGTATGACTGAAGCCGGTATGTTAAACTTGACTATTCGAGACAATCTAGCGAGTCCTCCCAGGAGGATAGTTAGGCGCCCGACTTTTATCTGTGTGTAATGTCAGCCCGGGAGACGGCCTGGTTTGGAGCCAGGAGGCCGTAGGTTCAAATCCTACCACACAGACCAAATATGCCAGTTTAGCTGATGTGGTCATAGCGGTGGTCTGAAGAACCATTGAACTAGGTTCGATTCCTAGAGCTGGCACCAAATTTTTTAGTTGACACGTTTTTTAGATGTGCTATATTAGTATCATAACTGGCTAGGGCGTGTAGCTTAAAGGTGAAGCCGGCCGCTCATAACGGTCTTAGTGTGTGTTCGAGTCACACCGCGCCCACCAGTTATTAAAGTTTTTGCCCCTGTAGCTTAATGGTAAAGAAGCGAGCTTATACCTCGCCAAAGCACAGGCCAGATAAGCCTGAGTGTGCAGGTTCGAGTCCTGCCAGGGGCACCATATGCGGGCGTATAACTCAGTCGGTAGAGTAGCTGACTCTTAATCAGTTTGTCGTAGGTTCGATCCCTACTGCGCCTACCAAGTATGCCGTCGTAGTGTTAGTGGCTAGCACGACTGTTTGTGGAGCAGTAGGAGTTGGATCGAAACCAACCGCCGGTACCATTTAAGCACTAGCCGTAAGGCCGGCGATAAGAAGGAAGCACGAGCATAGCTGTGTTTGCTTGGTCGGTGGATTGGAACGACTCACTCTTTTCACTAGTGCCCTTTGCCCCTGTGGACAAATTGGTAAAGTCATCTCTCTCAAAAGGAGAAGTTCTCTCAGTTCGAATCTGAGCAGGGGTACCACTTATAAATAGACTGATGAAAGGTCTTATTTTTAATATTTTGGGTTCACCGACCCGAACGCTAGGCGCATATCGTATAGCTCATTGTCTCAGAGAAGAAGGTTGGGACATCGAAGTTATCGACTTCTGCGAAGTTTGGGAGTTAGATGAATTACAAGAGTTAGCAAAATCCCGGATCGACAAAGACACTGTCTTTCTAGGATTTAGTTTTCTTTTCAGCAACATGTCTGAAAGATTTGAAAACTATATCAAATGGTTGAAAGTTACTTTCCCAGATGTATTGTTGATTTCAGGAGGACAAGTAGCTGCTCAGTTTGATACTAGTTCTTTTGATTTACATATAAAAGGTTTCGGTGAACTAGCACTGTTAGAATTCCTTAGATGGTACAAAGGCAACGGACCTAGACCGAGATTTGATTTGTTATCAAAAGGGTGTAAGCTCATAGATGCTAACAAACAGTATCCGGCATATCCAATGAAGAGTCTCATGGTCAAGTATGAAGATAGAGATTTCATAGACTCAAACGAATGGTTGACTATAGAGTTTGCTCGAGGTTGTAAATTTAAATGTGACTTCTGTAACTTTCCAATCTTAGGAGTCAAGGGCGACTATAGCAGAGATGCCGAAGACGCTAGGATACAATTACAAGACAGCTATGATAGATTCGGAGTATCCAACTATCTCGTATCAGATGAAACATTTAATGACCGAACTGAAAAGATCAGCAAGTTCGCTGATGTTGTAGAACAGCTTTCATTCCGACCTTGGTTCTCAGGATTCGTCAGGGCAGATTTATTGATATCTCGTCCTAGAGATAGAGAAGAACTGCTTAGGATGAATTTCCTAGGACAGTATTATGGTATAGAAAGTTTCAACAGAGATGCTGCCAGGATAGTTGGCAAAGGAATGGATCCTGAAAAGATCAAACAAGGGTTGATAGATATAAAAAATTATTATCATTCAAATGGTACAAAATTGTATCGAGGATCTATTAGTTTGATCATAGGGTTAGCAAAAGAAAATAGAGAAAGCCTAGACAATACTATTAGATGGTTGACAGAGAATTGGAGTGGCGAATCATTCAGTCCGTTTGTATTAGAAGTGCCTATAGGTTCGTTCGATACAAAATCTTCGATAAGTTCAAACTATCAATCATATGGTTATAGATTGATGAAAGATTCTGATGTAAAACGCAGCGCAAACTTGAATGTCGGGTATGTTAGGAGAGAAACAGCTCTTAGTGAAGACTGTCTAAAATGGGAGCATGACGATCTTAACATAGTAGAAGCTACCCAGATACAGGATGAATGGTTAGAAGTTAGAGATAATCCTAACAATAAATTCACTGTAAACTGTTTTAGTTTAAGCGATGTCGGTAGACACTTACCTATATCTGAAAAATTAAAACTGCCTCAAAAGGCAATCGACATGAGTACAGATTGGAATCATCCAGATTTCAAAGAACTGATGGCGAATTATAAGTTCAAAAAATTATCTTTGTGATTGACAGCAGTCAGTTAATGTAGTACAATAATCAAACTTAGGGACAGGTGCCAGAGAGGTCCAATGGAACAGTCTGCAAAACTGTAAAGCCGTGGGTTCAAATCCCACCCTGTCCTCCACGTTGTTTGACAATCAAATCAGTTAATGCTCCGGTCGTCTATCGGTCAGGACGCTGCCCTTTCAAGGCGGAAAGAGGGGTTCGACTCCCCTTCGGAGTACCATTTAATGCGGGCGTAGCTCAGTTGGTAGAGCATTACCTTGCCAAGGTAAATGTCGTCGGTTCGAACCCGATCGCCCGCTCCAATTTTTTAAAGGAGGAAACTATCATGGGAGATGATGGTAAATCTGGTAAACGTTTGGGCCCTTAGCTCAGTAGGTAGAGCAGCGGACTTTTAATCCGTTGGTCGTGAGTTCGAATCTCACAGGGCCCACCATTACCATATTGAAATATACTGTAGCGGGTTCGCAAGTATGAGTCGCATTCTAAAGAGTGTCCTTGAACTGAATATAGTGTATTTCAATATGTTAATGGCAGTATAGCATAGCGGCTAATGCGGCACCTTCATACGGTGTATATCGTAGGTTCGAGTCCTACTACTGCTACCATAAAAATTCGGGCCAGTAGCTCATCTGGGAGAGCGCCTCGTTTGCACCGAGGAGGTAGCGGGTTCAAGTCCTGTCTGGTCCACCATGTTATGGCTCGTTCATATAGTGGCTATTATGCCTGCCTGTCTAGCAGGACATAGGGGTTCGATTCCCCTACGAGTCGCCAACTCTATTCCGGAGTAGCACAGAGGTAGTTGCAGCGGACTGTTAATCCGCGTGTCGTTGGTTCGATCCCAACCTCCGGAGCCAAGTTTTGAGAGTGTCAGCAAGAGAAAGACACGCTGGTTAGGTTTCTTCGAAGGACCGACCCAGTAGAAGGTGGCGGGTTCGATGCCCGGCGGATCGGAAGATCCGTGTACAAGGTGGCGTACTATCTGGTCCGGTATCCCGAGTGACGTACCGAGTCCCGCTAGCTAATCCGGAGAAGGGTGAATGGTAGCAATAACGATGGTGCTACAACTCTCAAATTCATTATTGGGGAATCGTCTAATCGGTAGGACACCTGACTTTGACTCAGGCAGTATTGGTTCGAGTCCAGTTTCCCCAGCCACACCGGAGTAGCTCAGAGGTAGAGCAGCGGCCCGATAAGCCGTTGGTCGTTGGTTCAATTCCAACCTTCGGTACCAGAATACGGTTGACACAGTCAACAAAAGACTACATAATATAAACAATGCCCCGATGGTGGAATTGGTAGACACGCTGGTCTTAGAAGCCAGTACTTCGGTGTGCGAGTTCGAGTCTCGCTTGGGGCACCATTAGTTAGTAGCATAGCTCGTCGGCCTACGATCAAGGCTAACCTTGTCCGAAGCGGGAAGCCTATGATACTAGTAACTGGTCTGTGTAACAGATCAACAATAGGTAGCAAGAGGATAGTAAACTATGCTACTAACTAATGGTGAAAGTTTAGGGTGATTAGCTCAGTGGTAGAGCGCCTCGTTTACACCGAGGATGTCGGGAGTTCGACCCTCTCATCACCCACCAATTATGGAAGTGTGGTCGAGTCTGGTTTATGGCAACGGTCTTGAAAACCGTCGAACCGAAAGGTTCCGTGAGTTCGAATCTCACCGCTTCCGCCATATTAAATAGTATCATGAAAGCTATAAAGATACTGATCTGCGGACTGCCAGGAGCAGGTAAAACAACACTGGCTAAAGCATTACAATCTAGATTAGGTGATACCGAACACCTAGAAGCAGATGCTGTTAGAAAACGGTTTGATGATTGGGACTTCAGTGAAGAAGGACGAATCAGGCAAAGCTTCAGGATGAAACTGCTGTCAGATGAAAGCGAAGCACGTTACGTGATCGCCGACTTCATAGCACCTCTAGAAGCTACTAGAAAAAACTATTCAGCAGATTGGACCATTTGGGTTGACACTATCCGCGAAGGCAGATATGAAGATACCAACAAGATGTTCCAAGAACCAGACATATATGATTTCCGTATCACTGAACAAGATGCTGAAAAATGGGCAGCGTTTATCTCTGATCATATATTGGCCGATCGCAGACGTCCTGTATGGAATAATCGCAAAGAAACTGTACAGATGTTAGGTCGTTGGCAACCATGGCATGATGGGCATCGTGCTCTATTCGAAAGAGCGTTGGCCAAGACTGGTCAAGTCTGTATCATGGTGCGTGATTGCCAAGGTTGGAATGATAGTAATCCGTTCAACTTCTACGATGTGGCTAGATTTATCAAGAGAGATCTAGATCCTTTGTATCAAGGTCAATTCCAAATCGTGCTTGTGCCTAATATCGTGAACATCACGTATGGTAGGGATGTAGGTTACAAGATCGAACAAGAACATTTTGATCAATCTATCACTGATATCTCTGCTACAAAGATAAGAGAATCGTTGAATATCAAGAAGGATTGATATGAGTAGCGTTGTTGTTACAGGTGAAAAGAACATAGCGTTCGTACACAATCCCAAAGTGGCTGGTATGAGTATCAAGAGTTGGTTGATATCTAACAGAAAGAACAGCACGTATCAAGAATTTGATCTCAAAGTAACGTTCAATGATCTAAAAAACACAGTAGACAATTTGCCATTTAGCTTTAGCATAGTTAGAAACCCTTGGGACCGCATGGTCAGTGGTTACTATGAACTGCGTAGATGGTATGATAATCCAGGAAAAGCCAGCCAAGACAATTTAAATTTTGTCCGAGACTATTTTAATAGATCTCCGTTTCCATCTTTCGATCAGTTTATGAACGAATTTCCACAAGACGAAATGTGGTCTGTGTTATATCCTATGCTGTCTCCATATCCTCCTACATGGCCTAAAGGTGCCGTGACACAGAAGCAGTATGTTGACGGTGTAAATTTGATATTGCGATATGAAAATATCGAAGAAGATTTCAAACAGATACAAAAGATCTATGATTGTGATGTGCCATTGCCCATGATCAATACTTCCGAAAATAATGACTATAGATCATACTACAACGATAGGACTAAAGCCATAGTAGCTGCGTTCTTCCAAGAAGACATAGACACATTCAGATACAGTTTCTAAAATCTTATACCACGATAAGTATCATTGTTCCGCAGTGCGGTAAAAAACAAGGAGGACTATCATGAGTATCATGGACTTTATCCATAAGATAGAACAAGTCAGTGAAACTGCTGCTAGAAGACTGTCTCATCGTGCTTTACACGCGGCCGCAACTGTCTATAGTGATGCTAAAGAATTAGCCGACAAGTCGGCCAAGGACGTAGACAAAGCCAAGGCCAAACTAGAAGATGCCATGAAGAAGGCATATCAACACGCCGATGCTGCCCATTCAGCCGCAGTCGACGCATATGAAAAAGCCAATGCTGAAGCACAAAGATTGGCACAAGAAGTCGAAGACGCTGCTTTCGAAGCAGCAAATAAACTGAATGCTCTTATCAATGCTGGGTTACAACCTATTCCCGGCAAAGAAGAGAAAAAAGAAGAACCAGAACCTTATTCTAGAGCAAATGCTGTAGACAAAGATTCTGTTTCAGTGTTATAATAGAACATTGGTGAGGTGGATGAGAGGCTTAAATCAGCAGTTTGCTAAACTGTCGTAGGCAGAAATGTCTACCGCGGGTTCGAATCCCGCCCTCACCGCCAAGTTCAAATATAAGTAAGAATACGCTGCTTTAGCTCAGCCGGTAGAGCAACTGCCTTGTAAGCAGTAGGTCGTCAGTTCGAATCCGACAAGCAGCACCATAATAAGGCAATAGATGAAATACGCTTATATCAATCCAACTGTGATAGCTGTAGACGACCTGCCAGCAGATGTCTTTGCCTATCTCAAGAACATGGTAGATACAGCGCATCAAATGACTCAGTTCAACGATGCTGGAGATCAATCCATTAGCATTAGAGGCGGTCAACAGATACAGCTATTGCCTAACGACTTTGGTCAGGATGTCACTGTATTGAAAAGTTTCGTGGAACAACGATGCTATGATTACATGGATACACTGACTAGACAATCGGGTAAACCTGATCTAGTCAATCTTGAACCAGAACTTGTGAGTGCCTGGACTATCAGACAAACAGCTGGTAACTATCAGGCCTTACATACACATAACGCACATATCAGCGGCAACATCTACATAGATGTTCCAGACCTAGATCCAGGAAGTCAATCTTCAGATGCCAATCTAGAATTTAGATTTCCTGTGGTCAAGGATCCCAGCAAGTTTACTTTTATAGATCAATTGAGATTTTCTCCGCGACCCATGATGATGGTCATGTTTCCTAGCTATCTTCCACATACAGTATACCCGTGGAATGGACAAGGACACAGAACTATTTTGGCATGGGACGTGAAATTAAAGCCAAAAATGGCTTGACAGCATACACAAAATATCGTATTATAGAGTTGTTGCGTAGGAAACTGCGCAGCCGGCGAGGTAAAGGGTAGATGAGGATAGACAATCGTTCGGCTTCATGCCGAGCTCCAATACTGGCAAACAGTCTTGAAAACTGTCCGTGCTTGTGTGTTCCGATACCAAAATAGAATGTCTGTTGATAGTCGGAAATAAGCAGGCCTCTGTGCTATGTACATTGAGGTTTGTCAAAGGCGTTATCGTTGATCCGCCCCTGTCAGTTGTCCGGTCTATTACTTGACCTTTTACCAACCCGTTATTAATCAAAGGAAAAAGAAATGAACATCACTCTACGCAAGGCAAACGCACTACAAACAGCAATCAATGATGCTATCCGTAGCATCAAGGTCGAAACTTCGATCGAACTGAACGAATTCCAAGATGTAGCAGCAGAATTGAAAGCTGCCAATGACCAACTGTTTGCCAGCGATGCTCGTAGACAGAAGTTGCTGTTGGCTCTTTACAACATCCGCGGTCTAGTAGCCGCAGCCAACGCTACTAATGACATCGATCTCAACCTAACCAAGGCTGCGTTCATCGACAAGCGCATCGGCCAGTTGGAAGAAATGGCTAACCAAAAGCCAGTGACTGATGTCGCTGTGCTCACAGGCAAGCTGGAAAAGATCAAGAATGACAAGGGCGAACATCGTAGCCGCATTTACGGCTACAGCGATACTGTCGCTACTTCTGTGCTCAGCCAGGAACAGATCGACAAGGTCAAGGCTGAGATCTTGAATCTCAAGAAGCAGAAGCAAAAGATCAACGATTCTATCTTGGAAGCTAACATCAAGACAGAAATTCCGTTGAGCGACGATGTCGCAGAAACATTGAAAGTAGAAAATCTACTGTAAGTTTATAGCAGGGTAGAGAAGCAGTAACTCACCAGGTTCATACCCTGGAGATCGGTGGTGCGATTCCACCCCCTGCAACCAGTTTCGGAGTGTAGCGCAGCCTGGTAGCGCAACTGGTTTGGGACCAGTGGGTCGGGAGTTCGAATCTCTCCACTCCGACCATTTATTGAGGTATATATGAGTGACGGCGGCAAAGGTAGTAAACCAAGACCATTTAGTGTTGATCAAAAGACATTCGATAATAACTGGGATAATATCTTTAACAGAAAAAAGAAAACAGACGCAGAACTGTTTGATGAAGCTGTCATGAAAGATGAATACTACGATTTGGAGAATGAAATGCAGATGCCTGTAGAAGAAAACGCAGATGAAATTGGTAAATGTGGTTGTGGTCGCAGCCCCACTGGTAAGTGTATCGGTTGGCATGGACTGACCGAAGAAGACTATCGAGTCAAGCTAGCAGAATGGGAAGAAAAGAAACTAAGCGATCGCAAAGTCGCAGCCAGCTATATCAAAGAAGATTAATAAAAATGCGGGTGTAACTCAGTTGGTAGAGTGATAGCCTTCCAAGCTATATGTCGCGAGTTCGAACCTCGTCGCCCGCTCCAGGATTTTTTCTATGATACCGGTCATCGATAGTAACGACATCTTTAAGACATATGATTTCAGTTCTGTCATAACACAACAGGATGTCGATCAGGCTATTTCTAGTATCGAGCGTGTCATAGCAGATGGTAACTATTTTGAAAATAGTCCCAAGTTCCAAACCAAAGAAAACATATTCCAAAGACCAGAATCCTGTTGGTTGAAGTTTCGTATGAGCTTTATATTCAGTGTGTTCATGTATCTAGGACGTGAAGCAAAGATATCAAATATGATGGCTTGGTCATTTATGACCAATCTACACGGTGCCGAGGATCGAGATAAACTTTGGCATCATCATCACCATAAAACAAATACTAACATGCTCAGTGGCATAATGTATCTTCATATACCCGACGATGTTACCAATCGGGATACCTGCGGAACAGAAATGGCTCCAAACGGTCTAGAATCAGATGACAGACTGTTTATTAGACCATATAATTATACTTGGTTGATATATCCAAGCAGGATATGGCACCGCCCGGGAATAGTACAGAGTAACAACTATAGATTCGTATTAGCAGGAGATATCGAATACAGTTAAAAACATCTGCCCGTAGCTCAGCCGGATTAGAGCAACAGCCTTCTAAGCTGTGGGTCGGGGGTTCGAATCCCTCCGGGCAGGCCACTACTCTCCGTAGTTCAACAGGATAGAACAAGACACTCCTAAGGTTTAGATGGCTGTTCGAGTCAGCCCGGGGAGGCCAAATGCGAGCGTGGAGAAATCGGTAAACTCAGGAGACTTAAAATCTCCCGCTTCGGCTTGTGGGTTCGAGTCCCACCGCTCGCACCAAAGGCTCCTATAGTTAAGTGGTATAACACATCCTTGGTAAGGATGAATTACAAGTTCAATTCTTGTTGGGAGCACCATCTTTATCTGTATGTTTTTAAAGGTATTTGTCCAAAATAAGTAATAAGTTGGCCTTTAAAAACATGGAGGTTATTATGAGAAACATAGCAATAGTCTGTGTTGCCCTGTTATTAGGTGGCTGTCAGACTACAACACAAGCAGCTAGACCCTACATGGAAGAAGCACATCGTATGGAGGGCATGGATGCTAAAACTAATCGTAAAGAACTCAAGCATTATATGAATTCGGCCAGAACAGGCACCGTAGATCCTTTACATATTCCTTGGTGTGCTGGTTGGGCAAATGCCGTATTACAGAATAATGGAGTACAAGGAACTCATAGTCTAATGGCTCGCAGTTTCTTGAAATGGGGTCATCCTACACATAATCCACAAGAAGGCGACATCGTGGTTCTGCGTAGAGGTCGAGCCGAATGGAGTGGTCATGTGGGATTCTTCAAAGGATATGAAGTAGTCGATGGCGTCACTTATGTCAAGGTATTGGGAGGCAATACTGACAAGAGTGTCGCGATCGGATACTTTCCGACTAATTATGTCCTAGCATTTAGAGCACCAAATTATTCTCCCAAAATGAATTAGCCCTGGTGGCGGAATCGGTATACGCACTACGTTGAGGTCGTAGGTTTTGCGGGTTCGAATCCCGCCTAGGGCACCACTTGACTTTTCGATCGTTTTTGTGTATAATAAACACATGTTCAATTCTTAAGGACTTTTATGAATCGCGATGAGCATTTTGAGTATAACAATGAAGAAGAAGCTGAGATCGCACAGATCAACAGCTTAGTGATGAATATGAACGCAGAGAGAGCACTGCGTGACAAATTGGAAAAGCAACGTTCGCAACCTTCCGCTGAGTTCTGCGAAGGCTGTGGCGATGAAATTCCAGAACCGCGTAGATTGGCTATACCTGGTGTCACACACTGCGTATACTGCCAAGATCGAAATGAACGACTGAGCAAACTAACTGCTAAATGAAAGGGGCCGTCATGGCTAGAGAACGTGCGAAATTGAGCGAAAAGGAAGAACGAATCCTGATCCAAAGTCAGTTGATGGGTCTTACTACTGCTAACATGATCCGTATCGGTAATCGCCTGCGAGCCATTGATATCGAACGCGAGCAAAAAGAACTGATCAATCGTCTGATGGAAGGACGTTCTTATAGCAAGCAGACCAATGGTTGGAAAATCGTTGATCAAGATGGTGTGAACTATGAGTTCAACAAGATCAAACTCAAGCGCAAGACCAACTATTACGAATCAGCATGGGCTTGGGAAGTCACTATCACTAAGCCAGGTACTAGATTCGTGCCCAAGAAATTGGAGAAAGTTTCTCGCTACAACGGCAATTACGATGATCCTCCTCAGCGTCTCTGCCCTGACAACAGCAAGGAACTATTTGGAGTATTGAAAGTTTTAAACAACGTAAGGATCTCATGATGAAAGTCTTAGACGTTAGGTGGTTTAGTGGTGGTCATGTGGTAGGCATCGTTCGAGTCGATGTTCCATATGAAGGTATCAAATATTACATAGGTTCAGGAAACGGTGACGACGAAGCTGTGGATATCGAATACATCTCTGCGTATGGCGCTACATTTCCTAGCGATGTAGGAGATATTTTATTTGGAATAAAAAATGAACAAGAATAAACTGTATTGTGTGACTTGTTTTGGACCCTTCGCTCGTTTCCGGCAGAACGGTGTGTGGCACGTGAATCATAGGTGCTGAAATGACTATAGAAGATTTACAACATATTTTTCAGCCTCAGATTGACGAAGGCACAACCAAACTCTACTATATGTTAGTAGACGCATTTACGCCTGACTCAGGTATTACTGGTACGGTGTTGCGACACGATGTAAACGATCTCGAATCTCTGTTACCCATGCTGGACTGTTTTCAATACGCTGGAACTAGAGCAAGAATGCCAAGGTTTAGAAAATGACGCCAGAATATGGCGGCAGGTAGGTCGACAGCGGCACGGCTGATTAAAGAACATTTCGGAGTTGAAGAATGAAACCGTGGATACAGAACGTAAGCCTTAGCGATGTCCGTAAGGGATTCCACATCGACGCTGGTATCAATTCTATGTTGATCCAGATCGTAGATCCCGGTATGGAGTTTCCTACACCTTCTTATCAATTCCGCGAGGTCCATCAATTTGAATTCTTGGATGTCGAAGAAAAAGATGAGGTCTTGGAAGAAGCCATGCGATGCTCGCATGAGCAGGCAGCTGAACTAGTACGACTGCTAGAACATGCGATGGAACAGCATATGAATGTAGTTGTCCATTGTGTAGCCGGAGTCTGTCGTTCGGGTGCTGTCTGTGAAATCGGTGTCATGATGGGCTTCCGAGACACAGAAGCTTTCCGTAGCCCTAATCTTCTAGTCAAGCATCGCATGATGAAACAGTTAGGTTGGACCTACGACGAGAATGAACCTCATACCATCAATGGTTATACTACTGATGCGGGGATCGTTCTTCCTAAGACCATAGACTGGGATACTGATAACGAAAAGGTCTTTACACTAGCGGCAGAACGTCGTGAGCGTAGACAGCGTGAAGGCGATATTTAAACTGTGGCTTTTTTACAACAGCCCTGTAACCTATTTTGGTTGACAGGGTTTCTTTTTGGTGCTACAATAGACAAAGAATGAAAGTAAAAGAAAGAGGGCGAGTATGTCAGTATTCAAAGATTTGATCGGAAAAAGAATCAACGGAGTGTTCGTTGGTAACGAAAACTGGAGCCTTGTGTTCCGTACGACCGATGGTAAGTTCTATCGTTACGACACTAGAAATGATTGCTGTAACAGTGTGTGGGTAAATCATATCACTGGTGTCGACTGTGTGGGTAAAGGCGACTCCTTTGACATCATCAAAGGTGCTCTTGTTATCGACACCGAAGACAAAGGATGGGGTGAGAACCGAAGCGACGACGAAGACGGTTACGAAGTCATCCAAGATGGCTTCTGGACTATCAAGACCGACCGAGGTTATATCGATATCGAAGTTCGTAACAGCCACAATGGTTACTACGGCGGCGACATCGAGTTCCAAGAAAACGAAGGTGTTTCAGATATCGACAACTTCAAACAAGTATTAGAAGATTTTTAAGAAAGGAGGGCACAATGCCTAGTGTATTTTTAGTTAGCGATACGCACTTTGGTCACGCAGGTGTGTGCCGCTTCACACGTAACGACGGTGTTACAAAGTTGCGTCCATGGACTGATCCAGACGAAATGGATGAAGCTATGGTCAAGGCTTGGAACGAACGTGTCAAGCCCACGGACAAGGTCTATCATTTAGGCGACGTGGTTATAAACCGCAAGGCAATGAAGACATTGGCTCGGTTGAACGGTGACAAGGTCTTGATCCGTGGTAACCACGATATCTTCCGTGACGACGAGTACAGACAGTACTTCCGTGAGTTACGAGCATATCATGTTATGAACGGGATGATCTTAAGCCATATTCCTGTACACAGTGACAGCTTGGGACGTTTTGGTGTTAACATTCACGGACACTTACACGCAAACCGCGTTAAGAAAGCTCGTGGCGTTGATGCTCGCACAGGAGAAATCTTGTACAGCGAGGAAAACGATGTTCGTTATCATTGCGTCTGCGTAGAACAGACTCCGGACTTTGCGCCTATATTGTTTGAAGATGTTATCAAGAACATCGAAGCAGAAGGTGGAAGTGTTGGATTTCGAAACGGCAACGGTCCGGAGATGTAATGCCAAAATGTTATCAACTTATCGGAGTCCCAGGTAGTGGAAAATCTACCTGGGTTTCCAATCAAGAGTGGGCCAAAGATTGTAGTATTGTATCCACCGATGCATGGGTAGAAGATTACGCAAAACGAATGGGAAAAACTTATTCAGAAGTTTTTACTGAATACATGCCTGTAGCAGTAAAGCTAATGGCTGATCATGTTGTCAAATGCCGTCAAGATGGTATAGATATTATTTGGGATCAGACTAGTACTACTGTCAAAAGTCGTGCCCGAAAATTCAATATGTTGCCAGAATATGAGCATATTGCTGTAGTATTCCGTACACCCGAGCATACAGAACTCATGCGTCGGCTGATGAGTCGACCTGGTAAAGAAATTCCCGAACACGTTATTACTAGCATGATCGACGGATGGGAAGATCCAACTGAGGAAGAAGGATTTAAAGAAATTTGGTACGCTCAATAAAAGGACCCTAGGGTCCTTTTTTTTTGACTTTTTTTTGGAAATCAATAAATACGCATATAATCCTGGAGAAATAAAATGCTGCTTGGCCTTGATGACCTCAGGTTTAATCAAGAATGGTTAGACCTTTTGAAAAATGATCCCGTACATCCCGATATACCTATACATGATCGTTTGATCGATGGTCGAACTGTGTTTGCTTTCGCACCAGAAGGCACTCCGGTAGCTATGGTCTGTGCCAAACTATCAGATCATATTAACAAATCAATGACTGATATCCTTAGCCCTAGCCAACAGAAAATGGTAGCTATGTTCTATACCGTATTCCGTTTGCCTGGAGCAGCAGGCAGTGTCGGAGCCGATATCATCAATCAGGCTATCGCATACTGTAAATCTCAAGGTGTAGAACAACTTTACACTCTAAGCCCAATCCCTAGCCTCAGGAAAAATTTCGTCGAAATGCCCACAGAAGAAGAAATTAGAGAATACATACAAGCTCGTAAAGATCCTGTAGCTCGTTTCCATTTGGGCAATGGTGCTCGTTTAGCTGGTGTTAATTTCGCAGCCGATTCTAGTCCAAAACGTTTGGAAGAAAGCTGGGGGATTATGGTGAACTACGATTATTCTTAGCTCGTTTTAAATTTTGGCGTGTGCTATACTAAATCATACCTCAGATAAATAACTTTGGACGGAGCGTCCTTGATTGGTGGATTTATGCGCAAACGTATAGCTCTTTTTCTCAGCCACCCAAAATGTTCGATTCAATGCGGCAACGGCATGATCAGGGCCCTAAGCCCACATTACGATTTCAAAATTTTCAGCAAACACAGTCTAGAAGATGACTTCTTCGACGATGTCGATATAATCGCCATGCCCGGAGGCATAGGTGATTCCGACAGCTTCTTCAAACTTTTCAAAGAAAACGGTGAACGAGTCAAAGAATTTATAGACAACGGCGGATATTATTTGGGCATATGTATGGGCGCCTATTGGGCTGGCAGCAGATATTTTGATATACTAGAAGATGTAGATGCTGAACAATATATCACACGCCCAAACACAGACACAAGAAGGCCTCACCCAAAAAATATGCCCGTAGTTTGGAACGGTCAAAAAACCAATATGTATTTCTACGATGGCTGCGCACTAGTAGGCAATAGAAATAAATTCCAAACCATAGCCACATACAGCAACGGTGATCCTATGGCTATCATACAAAATCGTATAGGAGTCATCGGGTGTCACCCTGAAAGCGAACCACACTGGTTTGAATTACAGAGCTGGATGAAAGGCAAATATCATAACGGTGTTCATCACCAATTACTGCTTGATTTTGTTGACAGGCTAACTAACAGATAGTACACTAGTCTAATAAAGTTACAAAGGTTTTATTATGGACATGAATTCACTGGCTGTTTGGTTAGCCGGTTGCGTACTGTTTTCGTTAGGCGTAGTTGTTATCATGGCGGCTGTTATCGTCATTAATAATTTGATCCACAGATTTTGGAAACCAGTTACATTTTTCTATACACAACACGGATTATTTCCTACAGTAAGATTTGTTACACAAGAAGAACTGATACAAATAGAACAGGAAAAGGAAAAGAAAAATGTCTAACCTAATATGGAATTCAACACTAGACAGCATATATGATTGTGAAGTTACCAGGATCGACGAACGTACTGGTCTGCTCAAGGTAACTAATAGTGAGTCCAAGTCTGTACTTTTAGAAAAAACCGTAGGTCTCAGTTACGGTTCAATATTTGGTCCAGATGTAGAAGATGTCGCGATTTGGCAAGAACTAGCCGTCAAAGCCGTAGACAGCCAATAATACGTTATTGATTTTTTCAATAACGCTCATAGAAATATTTTTAGAAAAAACCTATTGATTTAGGTTTTTAATAGACTATATAATAACTGTATAGAGCAAAAGTTCTATCAGGTTTTAACACACACAAGGAGAAAATATGAAAACCGTTGGTAATAAACTAGACCCATTTGTGATCACTGGCGTCAAGCCTGGTCAACCCGAAGATGCTTTCTTCGATATCACACACGAATCATTTCCAGGCAAGTGGAAAGTAATCGTGTATTACCCAAAGGACTTTACATTCGTATGTCCTACTGAAATCGTAGCCTACGACAAATTGTCTAAAGATTTCGAAGACCGTGATGCTGTATTGCTAACTGGTTCAACAGACAATGAGTTCTGTAAGGTAGCTTGGCAGAACGCACACGAAGATCTCAAGAAGATTACTCACACACAGTTTGCTGATACACAGCGTGGCGAAAACAGTTTGATCGAACAGCTTGGTGTATTTTATGCTCCAGCAGGTGCCGCACTTCGTGCCACTTTCATTGTTGATCCAAACAATGAGATCCAACACGTTACTGTTAACAACTTGAACGTTGGTCGTAGCCCAGAGGAAACTCTACGTATCCTCGACGCTCTCCAAACTGGCGAGTTGTGCGCATGTAATCGTAAGGTTGGTGGCGAAACTCTTTAATAGGTGAACCATGCTTGAGTGTTTGATATTAGGTGACAGCATAGCAGTAGGTACTATCCAGGCTAGACCTGGTTGTGTTGAAATGGCCAAAGGTGGCATCAACAGTTGGCAATGGAACAAACAATTCAGCGATCGTCCGGCACTGGACGGAATGGAATATAAGTTTGTTGTGATCAGTCTAGGTTCGAACGATCACAAAGGTGTCAACACAGAAAAGGAAATACTTGCTATCAGAGAAAAGGTAATCGCTAAACACGTTTACTGGATCCTTCCTGCTATCAAACCAGATGTACAAGCGATCGTACAAAAGGTTGCGGGTAGGTATGGCGATACTGTCCTACCGATCCGCACTCTTTCTAAAGACGGCGTACATCCTACAGGCAAAGGTTACAAAGAAATAGCAGAGACACTAAAATGACAACATGGGTAGATCAAATCAAAGAGGCATTGCCAGATTATGCCAAAGACACTAGACTTAATCTGGACGCGGTTATTAATCGCAGCACATTGGATCCAATCGAGGCAAACGGTTGCGCACTCGCCGCAGCCATGGCTACCGGCAATGGAAAGCTGGTTACATTCATTCAGTCTGGGATTGAAGACACTGTTGAGCGCGATGCTGCGTTGACTGCTGCCGCTATCATGGCACAGAATAACGTATGGTATCCATATGTTGAAATGGCTGATGATGCAAACCTCAAAGGTTTGCCAGCACAGCTACGCATGAATGCTATTGCCAGCCACGGCGGTACTACCAAGGCTCGTTTTGAATCATATAGCCTTGCTGCCAGTATCGTAGGCAAATGTCATTTCTGCGTCAAGGCGCACTATGAAACACTCAAGAAGGAAGGCTACACAGTAGAACAACTTCGAGACATAGGACGCATTGCCGCAGTAATTACATCAGTGGCAAGAGTATTAAATTCATGAATGTAAAACGTATCAGAGTCTATAAAAGCACAGGGAGAAGTCCGGACTATATAAGTGTAGGAAAAAGTTGGCCTACATATGGTCCGGGCCAGACCCCGCCTAAAGAATCTCGCACAGACGAAGACTTTCGCCTGGAGCAAGAACGAATCGCTAGAGCAATTGAACAGGCTAAGAGCGGTTTGGTAAGATAAATAGTTGGACTAGATTTACAGTCACACTATAATACATTACTCCATAGCAATACTGCTATGCGTGTCAATATTCTATAGTCAAGGACTATAGCAACTAGAGGAAGTAAAATGAAGAAAACTTTACTACTGTCTGCGGTAGCAGTTATCGCACTGGCGTCTGCCGGTATCGCTGCTGATCTACCAAAGAAGAAGAAGACTGAGCCTGCTGCGGCTGCTCCAGTCGTATCAGCAGTGCCTACTGAAAAACCAGTACAAGTAGCCAGTGCTGATACCACTATCGCTCTTGGATTCGGAATGGAATCTAATGACGGTGTTTACGACACCGCTAACAAGTATGCCTATAAGGTAGCTGTTGAGCGTAACATCGGCGGTGGTGCGTTTGTTGGTGGTAATTTCCAAACCAGCCAAACACAACCAAACAATGGTGCTATCAAGCAGAACATCGAAGTCATCGGCGGCTACAAGCTGCCAATGGGTCCTGTATCTGTCAAGGGAAGTTTAGGTGTCGGTGAACGTTATACCGATGGCAATAACTTTTCTTACTATGTTGCTCGTGCTGGCGCAGACTATAAGCTGACCGACTCGATCACATTGAACGCTGCTCAATATCGTTATCGTAATGCGTTCGACACTACCAACAACTATCAGAGCCACCAAATCGGCACTGGTATGACTTTCAACTACACGCAGAATCAGGCCATCTATGCCAATGTCTACCGTAACCTAGACAGCGGTTTCAATGTCACTGACAATGGTGTAGAAATGGGACTTAAGGTTTCTTTCTAATTAACTGAAATAGCGGCGAGAGTCGCTATTTCCTTTATATCATTTTCATGATTTTCACTATGTTTTTGAAGTTGGTTTTCCTGTAATATTACGATACATACTGTACACAAGTATGTTTCATAAAGGAGAATATTATGTGGACCAAACCAGAAGCAGTTGAAATGCGATATGGTTTCGAAATCACTATGTACGTGATGAATCGATAACCAAAAAAGGCCCTAAGCGATTAGGGCTTTTTTTTGACTAAAATACCGTTGTACTTTAAATACTTTCCTGCTATACTAAATTTGTGGCCGTGAGTGGAATATGGCAGACCTCCAATCCGTTGTGAAACGCATTCGGGAAAGGGACACAGGCATAGCCGCCGTCTTTGTAGGTTCGAATCCTACCGGCCACACCAATTACTACTATAAGTAGATACACATAACTTAAGGAAAAATTATGTCAACAGTAAATCAAATCACAGAAGCAGTAACAGCATGGAAAGCAGAAGATGACAAGTTCACCGCAGGCAATGGTGCCGCAGGTACTCGTGCTCGCAAGGCACTAGCAGAACTTAGCAAGTTGATCAAGGCACGCCGTAACGAAATCACGGCAGAAAAGAACGCCCGCAAAGAAGCTAAGGCAAAGTAAACAAGACGACATGAGCACATGTTACCCAAATACTATCACAGTCGGTAGTGGTGCTACCGGTAGCACTACCTACACTACTGCTGGTGCTACTGTCGGAGGTATTACTACTATACCGATTGGAAATGTTACTATAGGTAGTGGTAATAGCCCTTACACGTATAGTAGCGGAACAACATGGACTACTTCTCCTATCTATACCACTGGCAGTAATGGTAGTTCAATAAAGGTAACAGGCGATGCCGAGTTTGATGGCGATGTAAAAATCAAAGGTCATAGTCTGATGAAACTTTTAGAAAAGATGGAAGACCGTCTAGCTATTTTAATGGATCCTGATCCAGAGAAATTAGAAAAATTCGCAGCATTAAAAAAGGCTTACGAGAATTACAAATTGCTAGAAAAACTTTGCCAAGAAGAAAAAGATAAGTGATGTTATTAAGAGTCTATGATGATCTGATACCTCAACACTTACAGGATTATCTAGAGATGATCTGTTTAGGTAAGTCAGGTGATCAGCTCATACATCCCGCAGTAGATTTTAGATGTAAGTACGAAACCACAGCAAAGGAAGATGAACGATCTTATGCTCCGCTGAGTTTCGTACACATCCTTAAATCGAGCACAGCGACTTCTACTCACATGGATAACTTCGGTCTAGTGCCCATGGCAGTTTGCCAAGAAAATAATCTTATCATAAACAGTATACCTGTAGCAAGAGTTTTTATAACATTGCCATACGATACAGAATTAGATCATTATGCTCCGCATGTAGATTATCCTGGTGAGCATACTGTGGTAATTTACTACGTCAACGACGCAGATGGCGATACTGTGTTCTTTGATCAATCAGGTAAAAACATCATCAAACGTGTCAGCCCAAAGAAAGGAAGAGTCGTGATCTTCGATGGCCGTATACTACACGGAGGTGGTATACCTAAGAAAGGCCCTCGTTGTATCGTAAACTACGATCTACACACTTCAAATGGAAAAAGATAAACTGAGAAAATTCTGCGAACATTACGAAGTTCAAATCTTGAACGATCAGAATCGCACACAGAGATATAGGCGTCCTAATTTTTTCGCATATCCGCTCGATGCCGATGTTATCGATATCGCTTCGGAATTTTATGAAGAAAGATTGTACACAGTACAGATTCCCGAAAGCCGTTTAAAGACTCTAGTAGAAATGGAAGAAATGTTTTTCCGTGCTAGAGAACACGGACAGGGCAAAGACATGTTCGATATGCTGATGGAAAAAGAACGTGAAGAAAGAAATTTTAGGAATACAAACGAAGCTGTCAAAAAAGCCTACGAACAGTATTCCATGCTATTGAATCTAGCAGGATATCAAAGAAAGATATGACTCCACAGGCTCTTTTCCCAACAGTAGTAGCTACATCTGATTTTAGCAAAGATTTAGATATTCCTGTGCTTTTAAAAATTATAGAAAGACAAAAAACTAACCCACATAGTCTAGTCGACGAATCACCTAGTAGTTATGGTACATATATCAATGTGTTAGATGACATCAAACTAGAAGGTTTGAAAAAAAGAATACAGGTAGAAGTCGACAACTATACCGAACTGCTGGGACTTAGAAAAGTAAAGATAACTGGATCGTGGTTTAATATTCTAGGACAGGGAGGTAGAGTCAATGCTCACAGACATGAGTTGAGTGTGATATCAGGTGCCTTTTATGTCAAGGCAGATCCTGGTAGTGTTGGATTAAGATTACACAGTCCGCTGGCTCCTATGCGTATGTATGAATTCGCAGAAAAGGTGAATGACATCAACAGCAATTTTTGGGTGATGCCCTGTTACACTGGACAACTGGTTTTATTTCCTAGTTGGTTAGAACATAGCACACTTCCAAACCAAACTGAATCTAGAATAACGGTCAGTTTTAACACCAAATATATCAAAGAAATAGGTTGACAGTATAAGTAATTTGCTCTATAATCTAAATTAGATAAAGGACTCAAAGATGCGTAACTATTGGACCTGTTCAAAATTTGCTGATTGGCTTCGTGGTACTATGAAGCCATCTGCCGAAACTTCTAAAGGTTGGGCTACTTGGAAAAAGGAAGCCAAAGCCAAGCATCCTGTCCGCTATTGGATTGCCGAAGAAGGTCTCGATTACATCCAAGATGTTTGGATGTTTGTTCCTGATAGGATTAATGATGTCCGCTATTATATCAACAACCGTTGGATTACTCGTACTCATTGCCTCACTGCTCATGGTCGTGATATCAAACCTGGTAGTTGGTGTGATGTGGGTAATCGCTTTTTGCCATGTCTCTTTAATGAACTTGTTGACTTCGTCGAAATCGAACTAGCATGGTCTAATTGTCTTTGGAGCGATGAAGCACGTAAAAAGTATAGCTATCCTTGGTGGCGTCGATGGTATCGCAACTGGCGCTGTGAAGAAGCTGCCATGGAGTATCTCAATTGGGCCAAAACATTAACCAACGCAGAGTTTTTGGACGAAGATAAGAAGCATGAAGCTGTTCCTACAGCACAAGCAGAAGCCGCAAAGGAAATCGAAATCCTTTATAAATGGTGGAAGTACGAACGTCCACAACGTCCAGATCCATATGATGTCAGCGGTTGGTCAGCTATCTGCGAACGTCGTCGTGTAAAGTATCCCGACGAAATTTTTCCAGAAGATGAGAACAAAAAGGAAAAAGCTGAATCTCGCAAAGCACTTGACGTATTACACAAATTAGAACGCAAATACGAACAAGAAGATGAAGCGATGATGATCCGTTTAATTAAAATCCGTCAAAGCCTATGGACTTAACTGAAAAGAAAAAACCTTCATTCTTCAGACTTTGGGTACATCAATTTTATATGGCCAATTGCGAAGAACATGACGTGTTCAACGAACCAAAATTAACTATGAGCCAATATTGGCAAATGTATAAATGGTTCGTTAGAAGTAAATTCAGAGACCAACAACTAAAGGTTAGAAACAATGGATGATAAATTAGAAAATGTCTATGTTGAATATTTGAAATTCACAGACAAAATGGCTGGAGAATATTCTGCCATGGCTATCGCAGGTGTCATGATGGCACAGGCTTTGAGCATCTATAAGACTGCGTTAAAACCAGACGAGTTTGACAGCATGGTAGAAAACATCGTAAACTGTAAAGACAAAGTGAAAACATTCGCAGGACCTATTTTACAATGACCGAAGAAAAGAAAATGAAAGTGGAATTTGCTCCCGGTGCTTTTGATGGATTCGAAGGCACACAAGAAGAACTTGACGAGTTGATCGCAGAAGTCAAAGCCATGTTCGAAGGCAAGACTCGTGAAGAAATCGAATCTATGGGTCGTCCAATGGATGATGACCTCTTTGATGACATGAGCGAAGAAGAACAGATTCGCCTTATGAGGTCGTTAGGATTTGATGATCTACCACCGAGGAATCTACAATGAAAGCACAAAAGCCAGCTGAAGGTATTTTGATCAACAGAGATTACGGTGATGCTAAAAACTACACCGTAACCTGCGAGTGCGGGGACAGCGATCATTCTCATCACATCTGGGTTGAATCCGAAGATACTGGCGTCACTGTTCATACTCATACAGAACAAACTACCGATTACTGGTCACAAAAATTAGAAACTCGTTATGATATCAATAACGAAATCTATCAGAATATACATTGGTTCTTCGTTGGACTGTTTAATGATTGGTATCGTCGATTTAAACTAGTATGGCAAGTATTGACTAAAGGTCATATCAAATATCAGGCTACTATCATCATGACTGAACAACAGGCATTGAACTACGCAGAAACACTTAAATCTGCTGTAGCAGATGTAAAAGAATTTAAAAAACAAAGACAATCTAAAAAGGAAAACGTTGAAGCTGTAAGAGCAGCTAGCGAACAAGATTGCGTCTGATCATGAGTGACCCAAGCAAGAGCCCGCATAGGCATACCTTCCAAAAAGATGGTTATATCAAACGTATGGAAGAAAAGGGAGAAAAGCCTAACGAAGCTTATCTAGATTACTTCCAACAAATCTTAGAAGATCATAAGCACAAGTTTGACGATCCAGAAAGCCGTGTCAACAACATGGAATACGATCTCCTAACCACTGATTGGATTTTAGAAAAAGCTCGTGCTAGCGAAACTTATTCTCAAAATCTTTATGCTGCCATGTGTAATAATGATTTCCAAAAACTAGATGTACTGCCAATCCTAAAAGAACAGTCTTGGAGTTGCTCATGGAGGTATGCGGGCGGCATCATCGCAGACATGCGACAGCAAGGAGATTACATTGACTGGTACTGTTCTGGTATCGGTGATGGTCTGGGTAATGGTGACGAAGATGGCACAAAAGGATATGTGGCAGAAAGCGTAGTAACTGATGAAATCAAGGAGGATCTGAAAAAGCTAGGATGGGTTGTCCTAGATAACGATGACTGATATGATTATCGACGACGGTTACAGAAAGCATGTGTTGGAAAGATTGCGAGCCAACATTAAAGCTATAAGAAATATCGCAGAAGATTCCCTAGAGGGAGAACTATTGATAGGCATTTATGCTGTAGGAGATGTCATCCAAGCTGGAAGTTTTGATGAATCTAGCGAAGTAGAATTGCTATTTCATATCGATGGTGATGGTGAAATGGACCCTTATCTCTCAGATCAACTTCAAATTGATTTGGAATTAAATCCAGTCAGTGATTTGGAAAGCATCAAAGCTATCGTTTGGAGAGGTCCTATCGAAGAAGATACAGTGAGGTTGTATTGAAATTTTGGAGACTTTGGGCTAAAGCATTAGGTGAAAAATCGGGCAAGACAGACAAAGAAGCCGATATAGTAGCCTTGATTAGGACTTTAATAATATTATGCTATATAATTACCAATGCTTTTATCATAGCAGGGGTCATACGCCATTGGTAGTGGTTGACAGCACTATCATTTGAGCATATAATAATAGTATTGTTAAACACAGCATAGGAGCAATAGATGGCCGTTACTAAAGCCAAACCCAAAAAAGTTGTCGTATCAGCCGGCACACGTCGAGGTGCCAATCCTGATCCAAAGTGGACCGATTGGGAAAAGATGACTGGCGAACAGTATCACCGTTTTCGCCGTAACGCTGTAGCCTATTACTATGCCGAATACAAGACCGCAGATCTTCTTCCTGATCTGTATGCGTGGATGAAAGAAAACAAATACTCGTCAGAAGATATCCGTATGGCAAAAGCAGCCAATGGATTCAATCTAACACAGGCTGCTATAATCGCTCGTTGTCTGCGTACTGGTATGCCAGACTTCAACGAGAAAGAAGCCAAGCATTGGGAAGAACTTCCAGGCACCATGGGCGAACTTAAACCTGTAACTATTTTTCTCCGGGAGCGTATCGCAGATGCTATTGAACGCGGTCGTGACGTCAAAGAACCCGAAGAAGAAAAGAAAGAAGTTTCTACTGCGCCTCAGCCTAGCATCCAAGATCGATTGCGTGAAGCTGCGTTTAAGATGACCGAGGAAATCGAAGATGCTCACGAAAGCTTCTTGATGGATCCTGAAGGGTTTGACCCCAAGGCTATCAAGATCGTTAACCTACTCAAGGGCAAAGAGTGTAAAGGTGCTCATGCTCGTGTGATCAAAGAAATCTATCAACGCCCGTTCGACGAAGTCGTTGAAGCTATGGCAGGCAAAGACGAGCAGCTGAAAGAAGGATATGCTTGGTTAGGCAAAAAGAATATCAAGAAGCTTCATGATTTTTACCAAGAGATCATCAGTGCTTGTGATATGCTACAGCAAGAAGGCAAAGTCAATCGCAAGCCACGTGTCAAGAAGGCTGTGCCTAAGGACAAGTTGGTCGCTAAGATGAAGTACAAAAAGACTGACGACCAGCTCAAACTAGTGTCTATCAATCCTGCGGATATCATTGGTAGTCAAGAAGTTTGGGTGTTCAACACCAAGACTCGCAAGTTGGGCAAATATGTAGCGGCAGCTTACAATGATCTGCGTGTCAAAGGTACGACCATCATCGGGTTCGATGAGAACAAGAGCGTACAAAAAACTCTGCGTAAACCCGAAGAACAGTTGAAAGAGTTTAAGGCAGCAGGCAAGGTAGCACTGCGCAAGTTCTTGGAAGATATCAAGGCTGTGGACATCAAGCTCAACGGACGTATCAACGAAGACACTATCCTGCTTAAGGTAGCTTAAACTGCTGAACCAGCTATGGTGCCGTTGGCATTAAACACGGTAACCATAGCTGTACCACTAGTGGCTGCTAGAGTTATTGTACTAGCACTGACTTGACCTACAGCATTGGCTCCTACAAAACTTCCTGCCATCGCTACGTTGGCAAAACCAGAAGCAGTAGTGCTAGCTGTAATCGTGATAGCCTTAGTAGCTGCGTTAGTATTTCTTAGATAGATCCTGACTTCTCTACCGGCTGTAAGATTACTGATATTGATAGTTCTTGCTGTACCAGATGCGCTCTGGACATAAGCATAGAAAGTCGTTGTCGAAGCATCAACCGTAGCATCGGCATCAGAAGTCGAACTAGAATTGCCATAAGTTGGTGAAACTAATGTTGGGTTTGATCCCAATACAACGTTGCCGGTACCTGTTGTTGACAACACACTGAGGGTGCCATCACCACCTGAAGTAGTTACGATACCATTCGAAGTCAAACTACCAAGTTTCTTGTTAGTTAGACTTTCTGATCCTGCTAGTGTGGCCAATGTACCCGTAGTTGGCAGTGTTACACTTGTAGATGCTGTAGTCGTTAAGGTAAGAGCAAAATTACCAGATGTAGTTAGATTATTGGCAATATCGATATTGCCAGCTAGTTTAACTGTTCGAGCAGCATTTACGACATCTAGTGTCAATGTCCTACCTGCGGTTAACGCTGTCGAACTAGTCGCAGCTATCGTTAGATCAAAAGCAGCACTAGTATCGCGTAAGGCAAACGTTCCTACATTCGTGATGCTAGTTGAAGTGCCGCTGATAGTAGGACTGGTTCCGAGAACAACACTACCGCTACCTGTGGTTGCTGTTACACTTAATGTACCATCTCCGCCAGATGTAGTCACAATACCGTTTGAAGTTAGGCTTCCTAGTTTCTTGTTTGTAAGACTTTCAGATCCTGCTAGTGTGGCTAGGGTGCCAGTTGTAGGCAATGTGACGTTTGTAGTGTTTGTTGTTGTCAGTGTAAGAGCAAAGTTTCCACTAGTTGTAAGAGCGTTAGCAGTTGTTAGGTTTCCGCCTAAATCAATATTGCCGTTTAATTTAACTGTGCGGTCGGCATTAATAACGTCAACTGTTAGAGAACGTCCTGCCGTTAACGCTGTAGAACTTGTAGGAATAACTGATAAGTCAAACGCAGCACTTGTATCTTTTACTTTTAGTGTAGTGAAACGACCTGCTGCCGCGGTCGTTACACCAATGCTCATATTATTGATTGTACCAGCTGTGGCAGGATTTACTGTCACAGTACCTGTGCCTGTGGGACTAAATGTCACATTTAAATTTGCTGGACTTGCTGTCAATGCGTTATTAACAGTTGTTGTACCTGTAGCAGCACCGATGCTTACTGTAGTGGCTGCTCCAAAGGCATTAACTGTTGTCGCTGTGGTATTCAACAGATTAAACGAAGTTTGGTCTGTGGTTATATCACCACCTTTGACCTGTAGATCAAGGTCTACTACAAGATTGTTATTGATATTTGTCGTACCACTAGAATTTCCAATCTCTATAGTCGTTCCAACTGTAGCAAGATTAACTGTTGACGCTGCGCCAAAGGCATTGATCGTAGTAGCATCAGTGTTCAACAAATTGAATGTAAGTGCGTTAGTGGTTAGATCGCCACCTTTGATCTGTAGATCTTGGTTGATCACTACATCACTTCTAAATGTAGTTGTACCGCCAGCTGTTGAGAACGTCAATGTAGTGGCTGCGCCAAATGCCTGGACTGTTGTTGCTGTGCCATCGATTAAATTAAACGAAGTTTGGTTAGTGGTTATATCGCCACCTTTAACCTGTAGATCACCATTTATAACAACGTTGTCATTTTTGATCGTTAATGTTCCTGCTCCTCCCGACGCACCAATGTCAATCGTAGTAGCTGCGCCAAACAGGTTTCCAGTCACTGCATTAGTATTAAACACAGACACTGTGCCTGTCGATGTTGTCGTGATAGATGGCGATGAACCATTTAGATTCAATGATGTAGCATTCGTTCCGGTAATTGTAGGATTGCCAATAGTCAGCGTTCCGCTGTTGGCTCCTATGTTAACTGCCGTAGCCGCTCCAAATAGATTACCGGTAAGAGCATTAGTATTGAATACTGAAGCAGTACCTGTGCTAGTAGTACTGACACTAGGATTTGCTCCGTTCATATTGAACGTGCTCAGGTTAGGAGTGGTCAGTGTAGGATTGTTGATATTGAAAGTGCCTGTTGCTGCTCCCATCGTTATGGTAGTAGCAGAACCACCTATATTCAATGTAGTAGCTGTAGTATTGATCAGATTAAACGAAGTCTGATCGGTCTTTAATGTAGTAGCTCTTAGCTCTAAAGCACCTGTTCCGTTTAGATCTATAACTATATCATCATTGGAATTAGTACCTATGATGTTATTTTCAAAAATCCTTAGACCATTAGTGTCAACACGACTGTTAAGATAGATAGTGCCGCCACTGCTGCCCAATGTCAGTGTCTGATTGTCAGTGTCGGTGGTCAACATGGTAACACCAGTTACAGGCGCAGGATTGAATGAAACTCTTATCCTATAACTAACATTGCCAGTATTGCCAGTCCAATCAATGATTATCCTATAATTTACTGCTCCATTATAAACTTCTGAATATATGTTACTGATTTGATAACTTTGTAAAGCCACCACACCGCTGGCGCTGTCTAGATTTGACCAAATCAATGTGCTAGGATCTTGCCTTTGTAGTACGACAGATCCTGATACTATACTATCTAATACTTTATAAACAGCGGTATAATCTAGCATACCGTCACCGGCTGCTGTGAAGTTGATAGTAACAGTCCTAGCAGCCGACGAGCTTTGTGTTTCATCGGGACTGAGCAATAGTGGATTGCCAATGGTACCAGTACCTGTAACGTTGTCACCAGCACTGATTGTGATACCAGATAGCCCGCCGTCGCTGCTTTCGATATCAGCGACTACTAAATTTTTTACATAAATGGTATTGCTGGTTATGTTGCCTCTAGTAGTCACAGACTGTAGATTGTCAGTTTCTGTAACACCGAAACTTTCGAATTTTAATTCTTGTGGGCCGCCGCGTGTGATAGAAATACCACGCACAGGAGTTATAGTGATGCTTTGATTAGCACCTGCTGTGCTGCTAAGGTTGATATCTGTAGTTGCTAAAGGAACAGTCATGCTGTATTCAGCAGAGTTAATGTTCACAGATCCTGTATCTTGATCGATACCGTTGACAAACATACCAGCACCTAAAGTTATGTTTAGGCTGTCTCTGACACTTTTGGCTTCCAGGGTAGATCCAACAACAGGCAGTGTAGGATGGAAAAATCTCACAGTCCTAAAGGTGTCTATATAGGCTGTATCATAAGGAAAAGTATAATCAGCTACTAGCAAATGATTCGACCCAGATCCAACTGACAGCAGATCTATAGGAACGATTTCCCTAGCATTTTGCTCAGTGGTTGCCAGTTTAAATGTGTTGGCTGTGAGATAGATAATGTAATACTTGTGTCCGTCTACTAATCCGCCTATACTGGTTCCGCCACCGTTATAATATATAACACCTTGATAATTATTGAATCCGTGGCTGTTCTTTGTAATTACGTCTGTACCAATGTTAACCGCTGTAGCAGGGTTAAACGTTATCGGGCTAGTTGAAATCGCTGGCATTATCCTGTCCTTTTACCAAGTATTTATTGTTTTTGACAAAGGATAAATATTCGTACTATGGAACAAACCAACATTGATCAAATACTCGGTGGCTTGGCTGATGAGCTAAAAGCCATTTCTGCTGCTAACAAAGTCACTGCGCCCGGAGAAATACTAGCTGTTATTGAACAGAATCTAGCTAGTCTTTTCAGGAATGTACCCTACGGTTCATTGAGCGGAGACCACATAGAAGGCGGAAAAATCAAAAATTTCAGCAGCTCTGGTATAAGAGATTCTGCTACAAAAACTGTTCTGACTATCGACGACACAGGAATCAAAACTAGAAATGCCAGCATCGACAACGTTGATTCCAATCTAAATGTATCTAAAACATTGACTGCCAACGAGCTAGTAGTAGTCAACGATCTCACAGTATCAGGCATTTTAAGAGCCAATTTAGAAGTAGACTACAAAAAAATACTCAATCAGATTCCGCAAAGAGCCTTTACAGGCGATATGATCGCAGGCGGTACTATAAGAAACTTTGCTAGTACCGGTATACGAGATGTAGCTACTAGTCCAAAGATCGTAGTCCAAGATGATGCTGTAGCGATAGAAGCACTCAAGACTCCTTTAATCAAAGGCGATGTCGCTGTAGAAAACTCACTCACAGTCAAAGATGCCAGGATTACTGGCACACTTACTGCTGAAGTAATTACTGTAAAAGAATTAAGAACTGATATCAGGATTGAAAGATCTACACCATTAGAATTCGTAGAGACAGCAGACAGTCCTATCATAGGAAAAGGGCTAGTTTGGAAAAGCGGTAAGAGTCCTAAACAACTGATATTAAAAGATCAAGAAACTATTTGGTCTTCACAAAATATAGATCTAGCACAAGAACGTTCTTACATGATAGACAGTGTGTCTGTGCTGAGTGTAAAAGAACTTGGGCCCACAGTTTCCAAGAGCAGACTCAAAGAAGTCGGCAATCTTAATAAACTAACAGTGTTGGGAGATGTAAACTTCAATGATGTATTCGTTTACAATTCTGTCAGCGATAGGATTGGTATAGGCATAGAACAAGGACACAGCAAGCTATCTGTATTCGAGCATAATGTAGAAATCATGGTAGGCACTAAAGATCAAAGCAAGGCTGTGATCGGAACTTTTGCCAGCAATGAATTACATCTAGTCACAGATGATACTTCAAGGATCGTGATTGACGGCTCTGGTAATACCACAGTGGGCGATGCCAATAATCCAAAACAGGTCAAGATATTTGGCAAGGTTAGTATAGGTATCAAGAATCCAGATCCTTCAGTTTCACTACATGTCGACGGACCTATCAGGATCGCAGATCGACTACAGTCATATGGTTCAGCAGCACCTATCTATGGTACTTACAAGAAAGGTGATATTGTTTGGAATTCAGAACCTGCTATCAATCAACCCATAGGTTGGGTATGTGTAGCAGACGGTAGCCCTGGTATCTGGGCCAAGTTTGGTATGATCGGATAAAGATGCCAGTCCTAGCGATAGGAAACGGTGAAAGCCGAACAAACATAGATCTAACACCGTATACTAAAAAATATCTCACAGTAGGTTGTAATGCTCTGATCAGAGACTACGATGTCGATCATCTGGTCTGTGTAGATCGAAGAATGGTCACGGAAGCAGTAGCATTAAACAAACAATGTCGCATCTATACTAGACCAGATTGGATCGATCAATTTCAATCATATCCCCAAGTAACTACGGTACCCAAATTGCCTTATAAAGGTGATCAAAGAGCAGACGAGCCATTCCAATGGGGTAGTGGACCTTATGCTATATTGCTAGCTGCCAATCTATGTACAGACACAGTATACATGATGTCTTTTGATCTATATGGAAAAGTAGACAAGGTCAACAACGTGTACAAAGGTACATCCAATTATGTCAAAGACGATTCTCATGCTATAGATCCTAGTTATTGGATACATCAAACCAAAAAAGTATTCGAAAGTTTTCCAGAGTTAACATTTGTGATAGTCAACGATGATGATTGGCCTAATCCATTAGAATGGCGACTGCCCAATGTGGAACTAATCAGTTTTAAAGATTTCTCTTGACCATGTTATAAATATCCTGTAACATTATTAAATGTTACGAGGACTAAGACGCTCACCCCTCTTTAAATACTCTGCGTGTCATCAAACTTGCTCATTTGTTACAGGAGACTAGAGATGGCAAAATATTACTCAACAAAAACTTACGGCAATGACAGAGGGCTGTCATGCTGTTTTAGACAATGGCGTTCAACACATAGCCATTGTTCACTATTACACGGTTACTCTATCGGAATCAAACTGATTTTTGAAAGTGAAACCCTAGATGATCGCAATTGGGTCATGGACTTTGGAGGTCTAAAGGCATTCAAAGAATGGTCAGAATTTATGTTTGATCATACCTTGGTAGTCGCCCATGATGATCCTCATCTTGAAAAATTTCAAACGCTAGCAGAATTGGGTTTGAATGATGTAGGAGGGATCTGCGATCTACGTGTAGTCGACGGAGTCGGTTGTGAAAAGTTTGCCGAATTGGCATACAAAACAATGGACGATATCTTGAAAACGTTCCAAGCAGGTAAAGTTTGGCGTTACACTGATCATAGAAACAATTACCTAAAAGCGTTCGAACCTCGCTATCCTGTAGGCAGCGGTGTGAGGATCAAGAGCGCAGAAGTATTCGAACACGCAGGTAATTCCGCGATCTACGAAGGTTAATCATGCTCAATGTGATCTGTTTAAAACACGGAACCAAGTACAGTTCCGATTATGTAAACAGATTGTATAACATGATCGAGAGGCATCTAACGGTGCCTCATCGTTTTGTCTGCTTCACAGACGATCCTTCAAATCTAAACACAGCTATCGAAATACGTATGCTGCCAGACAATCACCTACAAGGTTGGTGGTGGAAACCATATGTATTCAAAAAAGATCATTTTCCAGAAGGAGATACTTGCTTCTTTATAGATCTAGATATGGTCATTGTACGAAACATCGATCATTTGATTTCCTATAGGTCAGGAGATTTTGTAGGACTGAGAGACCCTGGTCGTGTGTTTAGGAGAGATTATCAAAAATTAGGCAGCGCAGTCATGCGTTGGCCAGCAGGAAAATTTTCTAATATATGGGATGATTTTGTAGTCAAATTTGAAACTATCTGCGCTAGACTACACGGAGATCAAGATTGGATATATGATCTACACAAAAATAACATTTACTTCTATCCAGACGAATGGATCAAAAGTTATAAATGGGAAGTACGAACTAGGGATGAAATTTTAGGCTTCGGTAAGAATTCAAAATTTAAATTCGTATCTAATCCCAAAGTTTTAAAAGAAACTGCTGTGTTGGCCTTCCACGGGTATCCTATGGTACACGAAGTTCAAGATCCTATTATCGTAGACAATTGGAGATAGGGCGAAAGCAGGCTCTGAGGAATGCCTTCTCTCATTTCATCTTCAGTCCATTCACACCAACAAATATCATTAGCCCATTGTTCTCTATCCAATCTTGGTAGATTTTCGATCAAAGAAATATCAGTAGCAGAAACAGGTGCTGCCAAACTGCTTCTATCTACTATAGCCGGAACTCCTGCTATAACAGATTCGATACCAGGATTGCTATTATGGTTAATAACACAATAGGCATCCAGAAGTTCTTGTTGGAAAGGTTTAGAATCGTCAACTTCCACTCCACTAACCGCAAACTTAAATCTAGGATGTTGGCGCAACACTATATTCCTGTCTGTATACTTTCGAACTTCTTCTATTATATTTTTGGTCCAGGTAATAGGATCAGGCTGACCTGCCCACTGTTGGCTGTGTGCGTGTTGAGAACATATGATTATCTTTCCGTCATTGTTCTTCCAAGGCTGTAGTTCTATTCCTAATTTCTTTCTACGTGTCGAATCTTTTGGACCTTGTACAAAATAGTGTCCTGCGTTTATGCCGTTGACTCCTATCTTCCAAGTGATATCTCTTTTCAGTCCGCCGATTTCCAAAACTACTACCGGCTTGTTTTGGGCTCTATATGAATCAAAAACAGCTTTGTTGAATCTCATACGACCATACCAAAGCACACTCCAGATAACGGCTACGTCACCGTCTCCGGAATTATAAACGACTTCGTGTCGAAATTTTTTCAAACCTCGAGCAAAGGATTCGAATATGGGCGGACTATTCATGGCCCCGAAATTGGTGTAGAGATCAAATTTCATACTGTATATATTGACTTATAGCTCTGTTGATAGTATAATAAGACTATGACTAAGACTATCTTCTATAAAAAAGTAGGACGCCGTTATGTTCCGGTTTCGGAATATGACAGCGAATATTTGGATAGCTTTCCAAAAGGAAATCATTTGGTCAGTGTATATCCGGGAGGTTCTAGTCGAAGATTCAATATCAATCCAAACTACGCTGCTATGATCGCAGCAGGCCGAATTGCCGAAGATGCTATCAGTCGTGCTGTCTATCAAGCGACAGAAGTCCGACCAAAACGCAAAGCTATGACCCAGGCAGAAATAGATGCTTGGAACAATCTTATCAAAGTATGGGGAGAAGAAGCTCGTGGCCTTGTTCACCCATCTGCTAGAGAAGTTGCTGAAGTCGGAGTCGCTGCTATGGTAGAAGAAGCTGAAAAACTTTTACAAAACGAAAGTGTTCGCAAGGCATATGAACATTTTATGCTAATGTGCGAACTTACCAAGGATAAAAATGACTAAGATTGGTTTTACTTGCTCTACGTTTGATCTGTTCCACGCAGGTCATGTGATGATGCTAGAAGAAGCTAAAACAAAATGCGATTATCTAATTGTGGGATTACAGACCGATCCCACACTAGATCGGCCACACAAGAATAAACCTGTACAAGGTGTATTTGAAAGGTGGGTACAGCTTAATGGCTGTAAGCATGTGGATCAGATCGTTCCATATGCTACAGAACAAGAGCTCTACGATATCTTGAATTCTTTTCCTATTGATGTTAGAATATTAGGAGAAGAATACATAGACAAAGATTTTACTGGCAGCGGTCTACCGATGGAATATCATTTCAATAGACGCAGGCACAGTTTTTCCACAACCGAATTAAGACAGCGTGTAGTTGACGCAGAAAGCAACAAATGACTAAACGTATAGGGTTTGCCTGTAAATGGATCGACGGTCCTAGCCAAATCGACGGCATCAAACAGAAGGACGACTGTAAGCAGTACAATACAGGTAGCACCACTGTGGCATGGTTAAATAGACAGACGAGAGAAGTAGCAGAACAAAAGCTATGGGATCTAGCTAATGCTAATATCGAAGCTACTCGTAAACTTGTCGAACGTGTAGGAGAATTACCCGATGAACTCCGTATGGTCCGCCTTAGCAGTGATATTCTTCCTGTCTACACTGAGCCTAGCTGGTCTTACTATTATCGTCAGCCTGATGTCCGCTTACATCTTGAAAGAGCCTTTTCGAGTGTGGGCGATCTGGGACGCAGTCGGGGGGTACGCCTTAGCTTTCACCCTGGTCAATTTTGTGTGTTGGCTAGTGATAATGATGACGTTGTTAGTCGCTCTATAGAGGAGTTCGAATATCATGTGGACATGGCTCGCTGGATGGGATATGGCAAAACGTTTCAAGACTTTAAAATCAATGTTCATATCGCAGGCCGACAAGGCCCAATGGGAATACGTGCTGCGTTGGCTAGGATGACTCCCGAGGCCCGTAACACGCTAACTATCGAAAATGATGAAATGACTTGGGGCATAGAAGACAGCATCGAGCTAGTCAACGATTGTGCCCTTGTACTAGATATACATCATCATTGGGTAAACTCAGGAGAATATATCGATGCTAATGACGACCGTGTTAAAAGGATTATTGATAGCTGGCGGGGTGCTAGCCGCCCTGTGCTTCATTACTCTGTCAGCCGTGAAGATATATTGGTTGGACACGACATGTATACCCTTCCTGATATGGCCCAACTGCTGAGCCAAGGATACAAAAAACAAAAACTCAGAGCTCATTCTAACTTTTACTGGAATCAACCAGCAAACGAATGGGCTCTGAGTTTCCGAGACAACTTCGATATCATGTGCGAGAGCAAAGCTAAAAATCTAGCTAGTTTCGCACTATACGAAGAAGCGCAACAGTTAGGCTGCTGATTTTGGTTTACGGCCGCGTTTAGGCGTTCCTTCTTTCTTCTGAGCAGGCTTCTTAGCAGGAGCCTTTTTCTTTGGAGTAGGAATGCTCTTTACAGCAGCTTCTGTAGCAGCTTCAGCTACGCTAACTGGTGGTTCAACTTTATATGGGGCTACTGGTGTAGAATTAGCTACAGCTACCGCAGAACTATCTGTAGTAGGACTGCCTGCCGGTAATACAGTTGTACCAAACCCAAAAAGCTGTTTTAGAAATTTAATCATGTTAATCTCCTTACAGCCTATTTAGCTGGTAAATATAGTCATGAAGGACATAAAGACCTATATCAATTTAATAGAAGTAGCAGACAAACAGCTCAGGCAAGAGCCACTGCCTTATAAAAGAACCGAGCTAGATCCTGTTTTGAGTGAAAAAACTCTGGATTATCATTATGGTAAGCTAGCTAAAGCCTACGTAGAACGTTACAATAAAGGTGAAGGTGATTCAGATTTTAATAAAGGCGGAGCAGTACTACATAACATTTATTTTTCACAGCTAAAGCCGCCCGGTGGTGCTAATCGCCCATTCGGTGCTAGTGAAGAACTTATAGAAAGAAAATACAAATCGTTCGACAGTTTTAAAGAAGAATTTTTAAAAACTGCTATGACTATACAGGGCAGCGGTTGGGTGTTTATGGACAGACAAGGTGAAATAAAGACTATAAAAAATCATAATATCACCGGTGATCCTACTAGGATAGCACTGTTAGTAGATTGGTGGGAACACGCTTGGGCATTAGATTACCAAGCAGACAAAGACAAATATATGAATAACTTTTGGCGCATAATAGATTGGGCCATAGTAAATGATAGATTACAATAACTAAAGGAGACCAAACATGTTAGAAACAGTATTTTGGATTTTAGTAGGTGCATTCGTGGGCTGGCATATTCCACAGCCATCTTGGGCTAAGGCTTTGGAAGATAAAGTCAAAGGTTTTTTTATTAAGGACTAATCGTGGCATATAGCAACCAGGTTATTGATCATTATGAAAACCCCCGCAATGTGGGTAGTCTTGATAAGTCTGATCCTACCGTTGGTACTGGTATGGTTGGGGCACCTGCTTGCGGCGATGTGATGAAACTTCAAATAAAGGTAGATGAAAATGGAATCATCGAAGACGCAAAGTTTAAAACCTACGGGTGCGGTTCGGCGATTGCGAGTAGCTCGCTCGTTACCGAATGGCTTAAAGGTAAGACGCTCGACCAAGCGGGTACGATTAAAAATTCGGCTATCGCAGCAGAACTCGCTTTGCCCCCCGTCAAGATCCACTGCTCTATCCTCGCAGAAGATGCTATTAAATCAGCCATTGAAGATTATCGTAGAAAGCAAAGAGAAACTGAATTAAATGATAACACTGTCGGAACTAGCAGCTGAAAAAGTAAAGACACAGTTAGAACGCAGAGGCAAAGGATTGGGCATAAGAGTAGGAGTAAAAAACTCCGGATGTTCAGGTCTTGCTTATGTTTTAGAATATGTCGACACTCCAAACGAGCATGATGACGTTTGGCAAAGCAATGGTGTTAACATTTACACAGATAAGAAATCTCTAGTGTACCTGCTAGGTTTAGAAATGGATTGGATCAAAAACGGACTTAACGAAGGGTTTGATTTTAAAAACCCCAACGAAACTGCTCGCTGCGGGTGTGGGGAAAGTTTCAAAGTATAGAACACCTACCTTAGGACGTTATCGTTACATAGGTGTGCCCGGCTGCTGGGCGAGGATGATAGTAGGAGTCGTGCCCGAGGGCATCCTTAAGTGAGCATTAATATTTGCTAACAGGTAACAGACTGCTAGCGGGCATGTCCCATATCTTTTTCCTATCTACTCCTTTTTTCTGTGCGAAACGTTTAACATCGCACTTTGAGCAGCAATGGAAATAATTGTTACTTAGACGCCTATGGTCTATGTGTTTTAGATCTCTTTCAAATTCTTCATCACAACTGTCGCAACGGAATACCGCCACAGTCTTTTCTCTCGTATAGACATGATCCTTACCTAGCTTGCTAGGTCTAGTGTATTCTGTGGTACGTGTCAGTTGTTTCAAGTACATAAGATATTTACATTCGGCTTATAGAATTTTGGGCTAAATATTAGGAGCAAGTAGCTTTTTCCGGAGTTTATAATGGCTAGACAAGAGATTAATATTGGTATCGAAGGCAATGACGGTACCGGCGACAGTATTCGTGACAGTTTTAAGAAAGTCAACGAAAATTTCACAGAACTATATGCTATTCTAGGACAAGAAGGTAAACTGTCCTTTACTGGGCTATCTGACACACCTAGCCAGATACGCCTAGCTGATTCAAATAAAATACTGGTCGTTGATGGTGTAACTGAAGAAATTGTTTTTAAAGAACTAGTAGGTGATGCTACTCTAGTTATCAACCAAGTAGATCCAGGAGTTATCCGTTTTAGTTCTCTAGCTTCTGCGTTGATCAACGATGCCACTCCAACACTTGCTGCCAACTTAAACTCTAATTTCAAACGTCTAACAAATCTTAGTCCAGCTCAATTAGATACAGATGCTGCTACAAAAGGATATGTAGACGGAAAATTATCTCTAGCTGGCGTAAATGCTAGAGATCCAAACACTAATGCTATTAGGACAGAATGGGGAACTATGACTGGTCCGCTGATCCTAAGCAGAAATCCTATACAAAGCGATGATGCCAACTACAATGGGTTAATCGCTGCTACAAAATCTTATGTAGATGGCAAAACATTTACCAGTGCTAATAACATCTTTGTTGCTAAAAATGGTAGCGACAATAGAACAGATATTCCAGAAAACCAAAGAGGACGTTCTTGGTCAGCTGCCTATGCTACTGTTAGCTATGCTGCTCAAGTAGCAGAGCAGATCATTAACAGTGCTCCATTTGAACTAGGTCCTTATAGAAAGAAACTTACCTACGATTTTGGTACCAAGAATTCAACACTTTATTCGTTTGCTGCTTCTCCCTTGTCAGGAGTAGGTGCTACAGCAGTAGCAAGGATGGGCGTCGATTCTTTCACTATCCCTATCGTAGGAACTGGGTACGAACTCGGAGATGTGTTAACGCTATCTGGAGGTACTCCTGTTATTCCAGCACAGGTGCGTGTAGAAGCCAAAGATATCACAGGCGGCATTACTCAACTTTCTATCGTAGAAGCAGGTGTCTATAGCGCATTACCTGATAATATAACCAATATCACTCTCGTAGGAGGAACCGGTAACGGTGCTAGGATATCGGCTACCTGGAAAGTCAGTAGCATCATAGTTACTAATGGAGGTAGCAATTACGGTTCTGCTTCTGCCATATTCTCAGGAGGATCTCCTACATTAGGAGCAGAAGCCACTCCTATAGAAGTAGGTGGAGTTATCAAGGATGTGAATATCGTAAGCAATGGTTCTGGATATACATCTATTCCAACTATCGATATCTATCTACCAAGAATAACCATAACTACAGAAAATCTAGGTTCCGACTTTGACAACGATCTATCAGATGGTCAACTATTACGAGGATTAACTTCAGGTGCTGTAGCTAGAATCGTTAACTTTGCTGCCGAAATAGATAATCTAGGCAACGAAATATTTGATATACAAACACTTACTGGTAATCTTCTTGTAGGAGAAGAAATAGAATACGGCCAAGCTACCAAGAACGTACAAGTTACTATTGAAGTAGAAAGTGGTATCTATTACGAACATTTTCCTATACGTCTAGCAGCTAACGTTTCTATCAAAGGAACAGAATTTAGACGTGTCCAGATCAGACCAAAACCAGGAATCAGCAGATCCCCTTGGGCTAGATTATATTTCCGTAGAGATCCTATCATCGACGGAATCCGTGTCTCGACCACAGAATACGGTTATCACTATCTAACAGATCCGCTGGACTACTCAAGCACTCCCAAGAATAACGACGAAATGGATGTGTTCTTAGCCAATGACGCTGTTGTTGTACGTAACATGAGTGTTCAAGGTCACGGCGGATTCATGATGGTACTTGACCCCGAAGGTCAGATATCTGCCAAGTCACCATACATGCAAGTTGGATCAAGTTTTACTGGCAGCACTAATGCCAAGAGATTTGCTGGTGGACAATACGTCGATGGATTCGTAGCTAACATGCCCGGTGTGCTACTAG